GCTGAGAAAACAAATGCAGATGCTATAGTAGTAGAAGCGGATCGTAATGATGCACAAGATACTTTAATCAGCAATCTGCAATCAAGCAAAGTTTCTACTGTTAACTTAGTATAGGATCCTGATAATGAGTTACATTATACATTGATGGTAGACTCTACTAATGCTGGTGAAATAAGCATACCTAAAGATAGATTCTTAAAGCAAGCTTATTATGATCCACAGAAGAAGAGCCTTATTTTTATATTTGTAACTGAGGATGGTGAACAAACTGTACCTGTAGATATTAGCGATTTAGTAGATACATATACTGCTGGTAATGGTTTAAGTCTAGCAGACAACAAGTTTAGCGTTACTATTGATAGTACTTCTGATTCTTACTTAACTGTAGGAGCTAATGGCATCAAATTATCTGGTGTAGCAGCAGCTATTAACAAACTAGATACTGATTACAAAGCAGCAGATACTGCAACTCTTAGTGCAGCTAAAGCATATACAGATACTAAAGCATCTGATATAACTGATACAGTTACACAACTACAATCAGATATAGAAGCTGAAGAAATCAGAGCTACAGATGTAGAGAATAGATTAGCAGGACAGATATTTGCATTAGATGCTGCAAAACAAGAAAGACTAGTTAGTGGTGAAACTATAAAAACTGTTAATGGTAGTTCATTACTAGGAGCTGGTAACATCGTTATTGAAGGCGGTAGTGGAGGAGGAATTGATGATGCTCCATCTGATAGTAAAGAATACGTTAGAAAGAATGCAGCATGGTCAGCATTACCTACTAGATCTGTAACTCCAGTTGCTGATTCGTTAGTATAGAGAGACGGTTCAGGTAATCTGATAATTAATAAAGGTTCCATTAATTTCAACAATAATATGGAATGGTGGATGCAAGTTAATTCTGATGGTAACTTTATACTTAATAGTACTGGTAATGCAAATAAGTTCTTATATAAAGATTATGAAGTAGGAAATCTAAACAATTTGTATGTACTTAGAGAAACGGTTATAGACACTGGAACTCTAGATGAAAATACTTATTATCCTGTTACTATACGTATGGATAGTAAGTACAATAATAGAATAGAAGTGCATACCACATTAGGAGTATCTAGAAAGCCAAGTTGGGCAACGCATGAACAAGGATTCTCAGTTCATTTTGTAGAAGAAGTGTATGCTTTCACTTATGGAATAAATAATAAGGTGCATAGAAGAATACTTTCTCATTAGTTCAATTGGACACAAGATAAATCTATTCTACCTATAGGTAGAGTAACTCAGATGGAGAACAGTGGATCAGAGGCAATATATGTTAGAGGTGGAGCAAGATACTATTTTTATACTACAAAAAATGTTTTACCAGTGTTAAGGACTTCAGATTATACAGATAGCGGTCAAACAATATCTCCCAAAGCTGCTGCGGACATGACTAATGCTGATTATAGTACTCTTAAAAGAACTATGGTTGAAACTTCTGATACGAATGTTTCTGCTACTGGAGATTCGCTTGTAAAAAGAGATGGTAACGGTAGTATAATAAATATCAGTTATTAGACTACACAAAGAGTAAATGACGATGGAACTATATCTGCTATCTGGGTAGACAATGGAGATGGTTGGTTAAGACGAAGAACTTTATCTAGCTTTAAAACACAAATATCAGGTACAGGACTAAATGCAGATACATTGGATGGTCAACATGATACTGCTTATTTAAGATATAGAGGGAATGTTAATAGTTCTTCCAGTGATAAAGATCCATTAAAAGGTAAAATAGGAATAATGCAATATAACGCAACTCTTCCTACTGGTTTAAGTGGACCATATGATTACGGAGCTGTTGTATCTTTACCAGCCGAATCAGCTAGGTTAGAATTGTATTATTCTCATCATTCTTCCAATGGAGCCTACGCAGATCCTACTAAAACAGGTATGTATTATAGAACTGGTTGGGATAATGATTTATCTTGGACTAGAATAGTTGACTATAATAATGTAAGTGAAACCAATGTAGCAAACAAGATTCCAGTTAGAGACGCTAACAAACAGATACTAACTAGTGGATATAAGAAAGAAGGATCTAGCGCAGTATATTTGCTTACTGGAGATGGTGGGCATATAGCTAAACATGTAGAAGCTGTAGCAAGTACTGTAGTGCAAAGAGATGGTAGTGGAACAATATATGCTAAGACTTTTGTAACTTCACTAGGAGATGAAGAAACATCTATTGGTTCTGTGTTTATAAGAAACACCACAGATAATAGTTTAAGAAGAGTATCCTTTGCTAACTTTAAATCAGCATTAAACATTCCTTCTGCATACACATTACCAACCGCATCTAGTACTACTTTAGGTGGAATCAAAGTAGGAGCAGGATTATCAATTAGTAATGGAGTGTTATCTGCTAATGGAGGTGGCACAGCTGATTCAGTAGCGTGGGCAAACGTAACAGGTAAGCCAACGTGGATAGGAACTGCTAAACCAACCTATAGATTAGATGAGATAGCATCATCAACTAACCAAACTGTAGATGCTAGTACCACACCTGTATCTAGAAAGAAAATAGTCTATGTAGGTAAATCAGGTAATGGTTGGATAAGCGCAGTTGCATTAGGTATACGAAATGTAAATGGATCATTTGGTCCAGCCGTATTATCATTGGGTACTAAAGATACACCGTCAGATACAGCAGCTATTGATGATGGATGGGTAGATTACCAATTCTAGACTAGTGGTAGAATTGCATCTAAGGCAGGTACATTTGCAGTAATGTCTGATATTCCAGTATCGTTAAAGAATCCTAATGCTATTAAGTTTACAGGAGCAGTTACTGGTACTTATGATGGTTCTTCTGCAGTTACTTTGAATATACCAACTATTGCTGGACCAAAAGGTGATACTGGTGCTAAGGGCGAAAAAGGTGATTAGGGTCCGTAGGGTTTGAAAGGTGACACTGGGGATCAAGGACCTAGAGGATATGCTGGTTCAGATGGAGCTAATGGTAAATCGTTAGAGTTTGTATGGAGTGGTTATACTCTTGGTGTAAGACAAGAAGGTACTACATCATATACTTATTCAACTAGTTTACGTGGAGCAACTGGAGCGAAGGGTGATAAAGGAGATAAGGGTGATACAGGTCCAGCTGGTACTACAACGTGGTCTGGTATTACTGGAAAACCATCATGGATTGGTAGTAGCAAACCAACGTATACATGGTCGGAAATCACAAGTAAGCCATCATGGATTGGTTCAAGTAAACCTTCCTATTCATATTCAGAAATATCTGGTACTCCATCTCTTGCTGATGTAGCCACATCTGGATTATATAATGATCTAAGTAATAAACCAGTTATTGATACTGCTCTATCTTCTACTAGTACAAATGCAGTTCAGAACAAAGTAATATATGAATAGTTAGTAAAGAAGGCTGAGATAGTAGGATATTAGGCAGGTTAGAATGGTTACATAAAGTTTGACAATGGTTTATTAATGCAATGGGGGTATAAAACAGCAAGTTCTACTGGTACTAATACTACTTATACACCTATAGCTTTTTATAATGCTACTTATTGTCCTATTATTACTTATTATGAACCAGGGTAGGGCATGAACATTGTTATAGGCTTAGTTACACTTGTACAAAATAGTTATTTTACAATAAGAAGTAGATACACAGTGGGAGATTCGAATGGTACTGGCGCGGGAATCAATGATTTTTATTGGGTAGCCGTTGGTAGATGGAAATAAAAAATTAACTATTATGAAATATTGGAAATAGGGATTCTATGATGAATTTCAAGAAGGTTCGGTTGAAATAACCGAAGAATATTGGCAGAAACTATTAGTCGGGTAGTCATCAGGAAAAGAAATAAAAGAAAACGAAGTTGGATATCCCATATTGGTCGATTATCAGTATACTATTGATGAATTAAAAGAAATGAAAATAGCTGACATTAATGCTTATGATAAATCAGATGCGGTAAATTCATTTTATCTTTCAGGAAAAAAAATGTGGTTAGATAAAGAAGACCGAGTAGGGCTTGTTAACTCAATTAATATTGAGAAACATACTGGTAAACTAGATACAGTTTTATGGTTTGATACAATAAAATATACTATACCTATAACAGATGCTATATCTATGCTAAATTCATTAGAGTTATATGCACTTAATTGCTATAATACTACCCAACAACACATTTCGGCAATCTATAAATTACAAACAAAAGAGGAAATAGAGTCTTATAACTATAAGACAGGTTATCCAGATAAGCTATAGTTTACATTATAAACATATAAAATTAAATAATTTTTTCATATGAAAGAGAAAATAATATTTCTAGCCCAAACGTATGCTCCAAATCCATCGGAGTGTACTTATTGGATTGATTTAAAAGAAGACCCTACAGGGGCTATTATTAAAGTGTGGAATGGCGCTACATGGAAACCTATTAGTGGAGACACTGAAGTGGTAGCTATGTTACAGGAAGAGATTAAAAAGAAAGCTACCAAGGCTACTACTTTATCTGGTTATGGCATTCAAGATGCATATACCAAAGATCAAGTAGATGCAAAAGTAGCATCAGTATACAGAGTAAAAGGATCGGTTGCTGATTTTGATTCATTACCAAGTACAGCATCAGTTGGTGATGTGTATAACTTGGATGATACAGGAGCTAACTACGTATGTATTACAGCTAGTCCTGCAGAATGGGATAAATTATCTGAAACTGTAGACTTAACAGGTTGCATTGCATCTGATGTAGTATCTAATGTAGTTTATATGACTCAAGCACAATACGAAGCATTATCGGTTAAAGATTCCAAAACATTATATTTAATTTACTAATAATATGAAATTACAGAATAATGACATAATAGCAGCTTATCTAGGTGCTTAGACTATTTCTGATATTAATTTGGGAGATAACAATGTCTTCTCTAATTACTATGGAGTTAGCTTCCCATTAGAACCTCAGAATACTCTTATGACTAGAATAGGTTATATGCCTTGGCATAAGTCATTACCTATTCAATCTAAAATGAAAACATGTACTATTACTTCTGATGGTACTGTTAAATATATCAATGCATCTGATAGAACTAAGTATGAAGATGAAACTGACAGAGATATGACGCTTAATACTATGGTAGAAATACCTGAATTCTGGTATAAGTGTATGAAGAATGATACAGACGTTTTCCTTAACTTGTATGTTAATGATCCTAAACTAGCAGACGTGGAACATGTAACTAAATTCTATATTTCAGCATATGAGGCTACTACAGTAGATGATAAGTTGATGTCAGTTAATAATGGTTCTACCCCTACAGTATCTATCCCCAGAACTACTATGCAATCTAGAGCTAGAGCAAATGGTAGTGAGAAATGGAATATGTATACTTATAAAGCACATAGAATACTTACTATTCTTTACTTAGTAGAATACGCATGTACTAATAGTCAAGCAACTTACAATGCTACATTAACTTCAGAAGGATATAGACAAGGCGGACTTGGCGCAGGTGTAACTGGTGCAGGTCAACCAGTTAAGAATGGTTCTAATATATACTCAATTGTTCCATGTGGTACTACAGATTCACTAGGAAATGCTACAGGTGTAGTTTCATTCACTTGGAATAATACTAATGCAGAAGGTGCTACTACATCTACATTCAATTATAATGTACCTAGTTATAGAGGTATTGAGAATCCATTCGGGCATGTATGGAAGAATGTAATAGATGTATTAGTACACTTTAATTCTACTGATAATTGTAACGATGTAATGATGAATAGTAATCTTGCTACATTTGGTTCAACTACAATAGGTGATTACACGTTACAAGGACAGACATCAATTAAGGAAGGATATAAGAAACAGTTGATATATAACTCTGCATTCGATTTATTCCCATCTAAAACTGAAACATTTGGAGCAAATACTACAACATATTGGTGTGATTATAATTATACTAATAATAGTACGTCAGACAGAACTTTCCTTTTGGGTGGTAGCGCGGCCAGCGGCGGTGGTGCTGGGCTGCTCGGTGTGGGTTCTAGCCATGGGCTTGGTCGTTCCCTTGCTGATGTCGGTACTCGGTTAATCTATATACCGTAAAAATATAGAATTTTGTAAAATAATTAGGTTGTTCTCTTGCATTTAGGTAGTAACACGACCAACAGCAGTAATGCTAGGTTACTCAATGTGAATTCTAACAATGAGCTTAGTAATTCCAATGCTAATGTCAGTACACTGATCCCCAAAACAGAAAAAATATTTAAAAAGCACTGTCAGAGAAGACCTTACCTCTTGGTAAAAAACGACATTTTAAGACACTGTATTAGTAGCGAAAGCGAAAATTCGGTATGGGATTTCAGATGAAAAGATATAATAATTTATTTGAATAGATTGTTAGCTTAGACAATCTTTATCTAGCTGAAAAGAAGGCTAGAAAAAATAAGACTCATAGACCAGAAGTTATTGAATTCGATAAGAATAAAGAACAACTTCTGTTAGAGTTATAGAAAATGTTAATCGAAGGTACATATGTAACATCTCCGTATTATGTCTATAAGATATATGAACCTAAAGAAAGAGAAATCTTTAAGTTACCTTATTATCCAGATAGAATAGTACACCACGCAATAATGAATATATTAGAACCTATATGGGTTTCAACCTTCGTGAAAGGTACATATAGTTACATTAAGAAACGTGGTATTCATAAAGCTATGAGAGATGTAAAAGAATCATTAAAGGACGTACAAGGAACTCAGTATTGTCTAAAGTTAGATATCAGAAAGTTCTACCCTTCAATTGATAATGATATACTCAAACAAGTAATAAGAAGAAAGATAAAAGATGTTAAGTTATTAAATCTATTAGATAGTATAATAGACTCTGCTGAAGGAGTTCCTATCGGTAATTACTTATCACAATTCTTTGCTAATCTGTATTTAACTTATCTAGATCATTATATTAAAGAAGTTCATAAGATAAAACACTATTTCAGATATACAGATGATATTGTAATATTACACAGTGATAAGAAGTATCTTAGATATCTGTATGAAGATATTAAAAGTTATCTAGAGAATCAACTTAATCTAAGGTTCAAAGATAATTGGCAGATATTTAAAGTAGATTCTAGAGGAATAGATTTTGTAGGTTACAGATTGTTTCATACACATGTTCTTCTTAGAAAAAGAATTAAACAAAATTTCTGCAGAAAGATAACAAAACTAAATAAGAAAGACATAAGTAGAGATGACTATAAACAAAAAATATGTAGTTATATTGGTTGGATTAAGTATTGCAATGGAAGGAATTTATTCAGTAAAATGTTGAAATATAAAGAGCTATTAGAATACGTTAACATCCATAGACTATATAGAACATAACATTGTTATATACGTTTTATAGTTATATCTCAAAACAATTATCAGCCCTAGCAGATCCGGTTCCGCCTAGGGTTTTTACTTTTAAACTATTATCAAATGTTTTTAGAATTCTTGCCACAGATACTTACAGGAGTAGCTTCAATATTAGCCTTATGGTTCACTTATAATCAGTATACAAAGAATAAGATAACTGACTATAAGATTGAAAAATGGAGAAAATAGGAACATGTTAACAATGTTAAAAACGCTGGTAACATAGCTACTATTTATGGAGAACTATGGGAGCTCCTTTATTTCTTAAAAGCTGACAGGGTATATCTTATCCAACCGCATCCTCTATATAGAGAGATGTATATATCTGTTACACTAGAAGTAAAGCAATATGGAGTATCCTCAGTACGAGATAGCTTGTCTGATATTAAGATTGAGACAATATCTAAATTCGTATCTGATTTGGCAAATACTGAATATACATTTATAAACGATATAGATTCATCAGATTTTCTGGATAACAAGATTAAGTCAACCATGATAGGTAATGGTTGTCACTCCGTTGCTATCAGAAGATTAAGCGATGAAAAGAATAATTGGATAGGATCTATAGTAATAGGTTACATACATACTTTTGATGATAACGTAGATCCTCAACTTATCGAAAAAATGTCTAGGTCAAGTGCACTTTCGATCTAGTACATATTACCAGAATTCAAAACAGAATAACATGTTATTAAAAAGCTTTTTCAACAAATTGGCAGTCACTATCATAATTGGTTTGACTGCCTTTTGTTTTTTTTAGAGATAGAAAATAAAGACACTAGATAACAGTCTAGGTCAAGTAACAAACAATTACAAGTATTATCAGGAATTAAATAGCAAACTAAAGGAAAATAATAGAACCTTACAACTTACTATAGATGAATTGAATAATAGTAAAGATAGTTTAATTACTGAAGTAAAGAAGGTTTAGAAGGAACTTAAAATCAAAGATAAGAATCTCTAGTAGGTACAAGTAATCAATACAGAAATGAAAGACTCAGCATCCGTTGAAATAAAAACTAAGAATGTTGACTTTAGTGAAAAACTAAAGCTAAATGAATTAACTACTATCACAGTAAATAGAAAAGACTCAATCTTAACTGCCATACTAGATCTAAGAAATTCCCAGATACTATTTGTAGAAGAAAAAAAGGAATATCGTAATTAGTATAAAAATGGCTTCTAGAGATTCTTGCACTTTGATTGGAAGAAAGATCGTGTCAGAAAGTATCAAATACATAATAGCAACAAACTTATAAAGGTAACTGATACTAGAATCGTAGAAGTTACTAAATAAAAATAAATCAATCTATTAATATATTAATCAATAATAAATGGTTACAATGGTTACTCTGATGGATGTGGCTGTGGATGCTAAGAAAGGAGGTAATTATGTTTTTTAATTTTAATCCTTATACATTTAATAGAAGTAGAGTAAGAACTATAGATAACTTTGGTATACCTTCATTGAGAACAATATGTGTTACCACTGATACTACCAATAATACTGTTACTTATGGTATATGTCCTAGAATCTGGAGACAACTTCCTTGTGAGGGAATGTTTTTACTTAATATAGTAAATACTCCTGCTACAACAGTAACTGCAGCTTCTTTAGTAAGTATAGATACTACTAGAACAGCTAATCAAGTAAGTCCTACAACTACTACTTCTACAGGAGCTAGAGCTCTTATAAATGGCTCAGGTGATCAAATGGTTACAGAAGAAATATCAACAGGTAATAGATATCTTATTTACTATAATAAATCAAATGGTACTTTCTAGACTGTAAATCATATTATACCACCTACTACTGCTGCTGCTGCGTAATTTTTTTAATCAAAAAGGGCTCTTATTAGAGCCCTTTAACAAATACTTATTATGATAACATTTGCACAATTAAATATAGGAGATCCTATACATGTATTAGAAATAACTGGAACGTTTAAGAAAAGTACTACTTATTATAAAGGTACTGTAATGAATGTATCCAAGGTTTATGATGAACCCCTTCCTCCTCAATAGTTTCCTCTACCGAATTAGAATAGAAAGAAACTAGTTGATATAACAATAGGGTGTGACGGTGAATAGAAGAAATTATCTGTAGAAGAGAATAAATCTATTGTAACGGATGGAGCTGTAGGCTTAACTATAGCAACAGATAAACAACAGATAATAACAATGGTAAAGAATAACTATAATGAATACAAAGCAAAGAAGGAGGCTTTAGCTAAGTATGAAGAAGAAATGAATAAGTGCGACGCAATACTCAAGTAGTTGGATTATTAGGAGGAAAACTTGAAACAAGAAGATCCTAGAATAAAAGAATTACAAGAACAAGTTGCAGAATTAAAAGGATTAATAAAGCAAGCAGGTAATATGGTTCCACCTTAGATGAAATAGATGTTACCATAGAATATGCAAAAAGCAATGAATGAGGCTAGTTAATACTAGCCTTTTTTCATTTATAGCCCCAAGAACAAACGCTATTAGTTCATACGGTCTATTGTATTACTTACTACGTAAAGTGGCTAGAAACGCCTTAAAATACGTTATTATTATATTTAATAAATAATGCATTATGAAATTAAACACATTGAATACTATTATTGATGATATTCTACTTGAATTGCGCAACAGTTCTATTGCCGAATCAGAACATATAAGTAGAATACAAATCGAGCAATGGATTCATAACTACAGAGCTATGTTAATTAAATAGGATATTGATAAAGGAAGAGATATCAATCCTATGTATGTGTAGACTCTGCCTTGTATTCATCTAGATCGTGTTGAGTGCACTCCCGGTCACATTGAATATGTAAGTAATATTGAATTACCAAAGCTTATAGACTTTCACTTTAGAACTGGATTAGTATCTGTAAAAGATATGTTCGGCAATTTAATATAGTTAGGAAGTGAAACAAAAAACAAATATCAAAAGTATAGAAAATATACATGCAAAGACTACATAGCATACCTGAAAGGTAATAGAATATATGTAGATGGTGGTAACCATCAGTTAGAATACATTGAGGCAGATGTTATATTAGAGAATCCAGCTGATGCAAATGAATGCTTTGATCCAGATATGCCTTATCCAGCACCAGCTCACATGATACCAACTATTAAAGATTTAATCTTTAGTAAAGAGTTAAATATAATGCCAAAAATGCCTACTGATGAGACTAATAACTCTAGAGATGATATGTAGAACATTTATAAACAGCAGAAATGACACACAGAAAATCTTACACAATAAGTGACTTCTATTAGTTCTACCTATCTAATATTGAAAGAGATACTGTATATGATATTGATTATAAAGTGTACAGACAAATAATAGAAGACTATTTTAAATTTATAGCAGACTAGGTTATTGAACATAGTAGAGAATTTAAACTACCATGCAGATTGGGTAATCTAAGTATAGTGAAACGTAGACCTAAGAACTTTGATAATAAGAGCTTAAGAATTGATTATCATGAAAGTGCTATACAAGGTAAAGCAGTATACTTTATCAATGAACATTCCAATTTTTTTAAATTCAGATTTTTGTGGTCAAAAAAAGACAGTCTTCTAAAAAATAAAACCAGATATTAGTTTGTTGCCACCAGAGCAAACAAGAGAAGATTAGCTCAAATAATAAAAAACAGAGAACATGATTACGTGGAAATTAAGTGATATTTAGGATATACCAAAACAAGCCGGAATATACCAAATTAAGAATGTATTAAACGGTCATTCTTATATAGGTAGTACTAATAACTTTTATGATAGATTAATACAGCATCGTTCTCATCTAAGAAAGTAGAAACATCATAGCATTGCGTTGCAAAGAGCTTATGATAAATATGGAGAATATAATTTTGAAGTAAACATACTAGAAATATGTTCTCCTGTAAGAGATACTTTATTGTATTTAGAACAAAAATATTTAGATTTAAATCCAGAATATAACATAAGTAAAACAGCAAGTCATCCATCAAACACTGGACATAAGATGCCGGAGCAAGCGAAGAAAAGATTGCATGATCTATATTACGGAAAGAAAAGAGATCCCAAAATAGTAGATAAAGCAACAAAAAATAGAATAGGGAAAGGATGTAAAAATGTATATTGTTATAATAAAGATGGAGAATTTATAGGGTGTTTTTTAAATTCGAAACAAGCAGTCAAGTTATTAAATCTTAATATAACTCCAGGTACAATAAACAAATGTTGCACAGGATTATGTAAAAGCATTGGTGGATTTATATGGTCTTATGATTATAGGACAGATATTTCTTATAAGAAAGACAATGCAAAAAGAACTAAAATAGTTAGAATTTATAAAAATGGAATAGAAAAAATATACAGTTCTATTACTGAAGCTGCTAAAGATACGGGAAACATAAACAATAAATCTGCCATATCTGATTGTTTACGTGGTAGAAGAAAAACAGCTTATGGCTCTAAATGGAGGTATTACAATGATTGATAAATTAACTACATCTAAAGAAATAATTGCTAAGATTATAGCAGATTATGATTTAAAGGAAGACGAAATTAAGATAACAGATATCAAAGAGTGGATTGGTGAAGGTATGGAGAAAATAGGCGCAGTACAATAGCTTGAACACAAAACAACTAATTTAATAGTTGAGAATTATCAAGCTAAACTGCCTTGTGATCTTTATAGATTGGGGCAAGTTGCATTCTCTTTTAAAAATGGTTGTGGTTGGTTACCTATGAGAAAAGTAACTAACTCTTTTGGTATATACAAGAAATGTGGTCAATGCGATCCTAAAATGTTAATACAAGATGATGCACTCGTTCCATTAGTGAAGAATATATTCAATGTTAATGCAGATAAAGAAGCTATTGATATTCTTAATGAAGATATCAATGTTAAGTAGACATTGAACACTCTAGTAAATCAATATACTATACCTAGTAATAATGGTAGACTTATCATAGGCAATCCGGCAACACTTAACACAAGCTTACAATATTCTACTAAACCTGGTTATATTAATGTAAATGTACCATGTGGATGGTTAAAAATATCGTATTATGCTATTATTACTGATGAAGATAGTATGCCAATGATACCTGATTTACCTTCATATAAAGAAGCGTTAATGTATTATATAGGTACAAAAATACTATACGCAAAATGGATAAAGGGGCAACTATCAAATGAAATTTATTATTCTATTAAAAGATCTTGGAATTTCTATAGAAAGTAGGCTTACGCAGAAGCTATGATGCCGGGTGTAGATGAAATAGAATCTATCAAGAATGATTGGCATAAGTTATATACAGAGTTTGATGATCATGATACATTCTTTGCTACTACTGGAGATGAACAAATAATATATAATTAGAATAGATTATGACAAATACTTTACAAACTAACAGTTTTGTAAAAGGCATGAATATGGATATTGATATTCATGCAATACCTGAGAATCAGTATAGATATGCTGAGAACATCAGAATCATTACTGATACTGAAGGTACTAGTGGAGTATTATAGAATATTCAAAACATTCATACTGTAGATGGCGGTGACTTTATATCAGAAGATGAAGTAGTACTATATGCTGTTACTGTAGATAAGTATGCTGTTATTCTTACTGTAGATAGTAAAAACATAAATAGGGTATATAGAGTATCTGATTATAATAACTTACCATTAAAACATACTGTAGTAATAAAGGGTAAACTGCAATACAGTAAAACTAATAGAGTTAAAATAGTAGCTAACTACGAGGCTGAGAATAACATTAAGATATACATAACAGATGGCAATACTTCTATTAGAGTATTAAATATCATGGATAATAAATATGTATATGAACCGGGTGTTACAAATGATTTGTTAGACAGTGAAGGCAATATTAAGGATCTTAGTATCCTTGACTTAACCCCTAGCTCTTTACTTAGCCCTCCTAAAATAGTAGATTTAGGTTCTGGTAATCTATAGTCTGGTACTGTACAGTATGCCTATCAGTTATTTAATGTCAGAGGATCAAATACTATTATGTCTCCTTGTAGTGGATTAGTACATCTAACAGATAGTAATACCTCTAGTAGTTTGAATGAATATCACGGTTTAGATAAAAAAGTATCTACTGGTAAATCAGTTAAGATGTCTATTGATCTAGTAGATAAAACTACTGGTATAAATTATAATAGTTTCTATAATAACTGTAGAATATTTAGAATATTCTATAACGATAATACCGAACTACCTACAGTAGATGTTATAGCTGAGATCAAATCATCTGGCAGTGCAACTAGTATTGAATATGAGGATTTAGGTGGAGCCCCTATTAATACTATTACTTTAGAAGAATTGAATTCTTTAACAAATAATTCGTTTGTAGCTTCTACCATTGAAAAGAAGGATAATAGATTATTTGCTGCTGGCATTAAAGAAAATACTTGGAGAACTGACTATGATGCTAGAGCTTATAGATGTACTAAAGAAGGTAGATTAATACTTAAATCAGCTAGTGGTCAGAATGATATTGATGTAATGTTACCAGAGTATGGTTCCGCAGCATGGAAGAATATACTATCAGATATAGATCCTGAACATGATTGTATCAATCCATATAACTCTGTAAAGGGATAGCCAACTGCTAACGATAATCTACAATATAGTAATAAGGTTGAAAGAGGTGCTAGAATATTAGGCGGTAGTGGTATAAATGTAAGCTATAGATTTGTTTATACTGAACTTACTATGGATACTATGCAGTCTATGAATACATCTGCTACAGAAGGTCATGACTATGCTAAAATTCAAGTACTTCCTCAGACTACATCTTCTATGACATTCTATTTCTTAGATGGACTAAAAGATACATCAATAAATCGTAGTATTCCAGAGTATTCTAGATAGATGAATTATGCAGATCCATACATCGATGCTAATTTCAGAGGATATTAGAGAGATGAAATATATAGATTTGGTATTGTATTCTATAACAATAAAAGTATTCCATCTAATGTTAGTTGGATTGGAGATATTAGGATGCCTAACGCTCACGAGTACCCAACCTTCTTTGCAGGAGAAAATCTTATTGGTAAAGCATTAGGATTACAATTTGAAGTATCTAATGTACCAGAAGGAGCTGTAGCGTATGAAATAGTAAGATGTAGACGTACAGTTGATGATAGAACTGTATTAATGCAAGGAGTTATATCAGAGATAACTAACTATCCATATAAGTATATAAACAAAGGTGATGAGCCAGATAATAGTTATAGACCTAGGATACCACTTGGATATACAGATCAGGATATACCAGTTAAGTATACTAAAGCTGGTAGAATGACAGAAATATATGCTGAGCAATCTTCTACATTCTTTAATGATAGAGTAACAAAGTATTATGTCACATTCATAAGTCCTGAATTGGATATAACTGGTGAAAGTTTGGTTGGCAAACTTAAGAATGCTCATGCTGAATTATTATATTACTTACACCCAATAGCAAGTAAAGGATATTGGTACAGAGCAGCTAATGGAGCAAATATATATTCAAATAAATATTTTATAACTCCTAATAATACAAACTGGGGATTCTCATCAGATAGAGTAACAGAATCAAAACTCATAGGTTGTTATAATAGTGATGTGAATGGTTTTGTAATAGCATCTGAAGAATTTGCTACAGAACAAACAGTACACTCTATATCTAACTTGATAGGTAAAAGATACATACTACATAATACTGCAATATCTGAAAGTAGATTAACTGTTGATATTAATAATAACTCAATATTTCCACCAATTATGGCAGGAGGAAATATCATGGCAGAGAAGATGCAGTACTATAGAACTATTGGTGATATCAACTATTTGAACTTAGGTCATATCCACAATAGTGATGGAGATAACAATGGAGCACGTAGAGCAGGTCCGTTTGGTTATTGTGCAGTATTGAATGGAGATTTTACCAAGATACCTAAGTTTCATAGAGTAGATGGTGTAATACAAGCTAATTACAATATAACAAGTGTAATAGGTTCTTAGGATATATTCTTGAATAAGGCATGGTTTGAATTACCAGTAGTAAATATAAAACTTAGTAACATACCATATGGTGGTAATAGTTACATAGCTAGAACTAACTCTACATATATTAGTACTAATTCATTTACTACAATAGGACCCAGTGGTGGTCAATCTTTAGTATATGGTGGTGATACTTTTATTGGCGTTCATGATCATAGGACTGCCAACGCATTCCCAGATCCGGGTAATGGAGATTATAGAGCATCGTTGATAAGTTGCACAGACTATATACCAGTAGAAAGTAGTATTAATCTTGCACTACAATATGGTGAAACTACTAGTCGCAGCTGTGAAGGTATGGATGATTATACTAATCCATATTTAGGTACTACTATAGATGGAGGTACACTGGGTAATTATAATAAGCAAACCAAACCATATTATGCATATAATGATGCATATTCTGTTCAAGGAGATGCAAAGAAATATGTTACTGAATCTGCTTACGCAATAACTAATGCTAATAATATAAATAGAATAGTATATTCACAAGCCAAGATTAACAATGAAGTAACAGATAGTTGGTTACAGTTTAAGTTTGCAGATTATCTAGATGTAGACAATCAGTATGGTAAAATAACAAATCTTAAATCATTTAATGATAAATTATTCTTTTGGCAAGATAGTGCATTTGGAATAGCATCTGTAAATGATAGATCTCTTATTACTGATAACAATATTAGTGAACTTACTCTAGGTACTGGTGGTATATTAACTAGATATGACTATATTACTACAGGAAATGGTTCATCTGTTATAAATGATAATAGTATAACTAACTCTGATTTTGCATTATACTGGCATGATAGAGATAAAAATGAATTATGTCAATTCTCTGATACTATACATAAGTTATCTAAAGAGAAAGGAGTACAGACTTATCTGAATGCTAATCCAAACTTTGTAGTACATGATTCATTCTATGATAATGAATTCAATGAGGTAAGGTTTTGTTTCAATAATAGGACATTAGTATACAATGAATATACATAGAGTTTTACTTCATTTTATACTGAAAATCCTACTAATCATTTGAAGTTCTCTGACAAATTGTTATACATCAAAGACAATAATGTGATGCAAACTGAAAATCGTGCGTTAAATGTAATGGAGTGTAAGATACAGTATATTATTAATAAAGATATACTATATACTAAGACATTTGACAATGTATTCTTTAGTGGTTAGTTTAGAGACATAAAGAGAATGCTTACTGATGCTACATTTAGAACTACAGATCAAGTAGGTACTATTACTTAGGATTATGTAGATGGAGGTTATGCTATAGATCATAGAGAAAATACATATAGATTTGCTATAGGTAGAGAATAGAATAGCGATGATACGTTATCATATCCGGGCAGATTAAGAGGTAAGTACTTAATATGTGATCTTACTTTGAATTGTGGAGAACAACACAACTTTACTCTCCCTAATATTAATACAACATATAGATACTCATTAGTATAATGAAAAAAAAGAATAAGATAAATAAATACCAAACTGGCGGGTATAATTTTAATAGTGATTATATAAAGTCAAGATACTAGAATATAACTAGCAATCCTTTGCAACCTATTAGTCCTGCAATGTCTGCACAAGTTCCATAGAAATTATCTGGAGATCCTATACAGATACAACCATATAATCCTAGTACAAGTCCTAATATAATGGGAGTAGCAGGTGGAATGATAGGTGGAGCAGGTGATATGTTAACTCTAGTAGGAGGTAATTCTAATGCTGCTACTGGAGGTGAGGCTGCTAAAGAATCTGTATAGAGTGTATTTAAGGGAGCAGCTACTGGAGCTAAAATGGGAGCAGCGTTAGGACCTGTTGGAGCCGTTGTTGGTGGAATAGGTGGAGCTGTAGTTGGTTCCATAGGTAAAAGTGGTAAAGTACAAGTAAACGGATTCTATGAAGATCCTACTCTTACATTAGGTACTGGATTTAAAGGAGCTGTATAGAACAAAGGTCTTAGAGAAAAGTACAGAAGAGAAAAAGAAAGAGTACTGGGTAATAGATTTGCATTGCAAAATAGTGCATTATTGAATGCTGATTGGAATGAAACATATGATCAGTATGTAGATACTATGGCATATGGAGGTACTACTTCTAGTCTGGCTTATGTAGATGATGGTGAGCTTATTAATACTCCAGATGGTAACATATTAGAAGTACCAGAAGAAGGTAAACCTACAGATAGTAATTTAGTAAATATTCCGGAAGGCAGTAGAATATTAAGTGATACTTTGAAAGTGCCCGGAAGTAAAGAAACATTTGCACAAATGGGTAAAAGAATGATGTCTAAAAAGAAAAGTAAAGGCAAAGACAAATATGCTGAGAATTCAGCTAAATTGAATTAGATGAATGATCAAATGATTCATGATCAATTATTTAATCTACAAGAATCTATAAAGAGTTCTAAAAATCAATCTATAGACAAGTTTAAGGATGGTGGAACTAAACGAGGCTTCAGATATAGAGATAATTCTGGAAAAGAATATGATTATCAAATAGGTGATACATTTGATTATAAAGGAAGAAAATATAAAGTAACAGATAGAAATAGTGCTGTACCATTAGATGACAAATACTCTGGTTTCAACGCAAACATGAATCCAGATAATATATTGACTTCTTTATATTAGACAGAAGGATTACCTATTAATTTGCCGAATGTAGATGCTTCAGCATCAGCCATTGCAGCCAATAGAATAGCTAGAAGACCTAGAGCAAAGATGGTAGATACTGTTAATAACGAATTAGATCTTAGTAATGAGGCTATAGATAGACTAGGAACAGAGAGAATACCTACAAGCTACTCAGCGTCTCCCACTCGTAAAAGAACAGTATCAAGTGCTACTGCTGTACCTACTGCTACTAGATCTACTAGAACCAATGCAACTACTACTGATCTACCACTAATAGATAATGCATTAGATTTAAGTGCAGAATACCCTTCTAGACTTGGACAGGAAACAATTTATACTACTCCTTCTACAGTATCATCTGAAGTACCAGAAGCAGGTTCTACAAGGAGCCCACGTATCAGAAATAGTTTTGATTGGAGAAAATTAGGTCAAGGATTGACAGATTTAGCAGCTTTAACTCCAGTATTATCTAACCTAGGAACTACCGCAGAAAGTTTTGATACAGTATATAATCCATACTCTAGTCAAATACTTAGTACTATGGCTGGTAGAAAATATGATATTACTCCAGCTAGAAGAGCTATCAGAGAGAACAGAGCTATATCAAACTACAATGCTTCTCAATCTAATACAAATACAGGAGCTAGTATGGCTTATAGATTACAAAGTCAGGTAGCTGCAGATAAAGCTATAGCAGATTTATATTCACAGAAGAGTAATATTGAGAATCAATATAAAGGAGAATACGCAAATACTCTCAATAACTTAGGACAGCAATTTGTATCTGCTCGTAACATGTCTACTGATCTGAATGCTAGAAGTAGAGCAGCAGCTAGAAATATTAACAGAGAAGCTTTATCACAGATAAGTAACTACGCACAGAATAGAAGATTAATGAATAATCAAAAGTATAGAGATATGGCTATGTTGGATGCATACGCTCCTTTCTTAGAATCTATATATAAGACAGAAGATTATTCTAACTTAATGAGTAAATTTAGAAGATAATATGGCAGCAAATATGTACGATCAAGCCGCGTAGGCTTAGTTTATTAATACTTATGCTCCAATTAATTTTGGAGAATTATTTAGAATTGGTGCAGCACAGAAAGAAGAAATGGATCGAGCTGCCCAACAATTTGGAGCATAGTTATAGAAGTTTGGAGAATTTAGATCACCGTCTGCTGTAGATACTCAAAGATATTATGATCTTACTACTGGTAGACAGGATATACAAGATGCTATAAATCAAATGGTATCCAACCCAGATGCTTTGAAGGATGCTTCCTTTAGATCTAGCTTACAGTCGTTAATTAATAATGTAGATTATTCTTCATTAAGTAAGCTAAAACAGAGTGCTGAAAATCTGGATGCTAGACAGAAGATGATAGCTCAGATGAGGGCTGCTGGTAAATATAATTAGAATTGGGATGATATAAATATAGGAGAATGGAATACTTTAGAAGGTGGTATTATGACAGATCTTGCTCCTATAGAGTATTTAACAGCTAATGCATTGAGTAACGCATACTTTGATAACTTAAAACCTAGTACACTTAGTCCTGTATATAAAGATGGAGTAAAATATCAAAGACAAGGCATTACCTATGATACTTTGAAAGGTATAGCAGACGCTAGATTCAATGACTTAATCAGAACTCCACAAGGTCAAAAGTATTATGAAGATGCATTAAGATCTGCTAACGGTAATGAAGATATAGCTAGAGAAGCATTTACTACCATGATAGCTGATTCTCAAAGAGATAGAATAGTAGAACAAGAAACTGTAGATCCATATTGGTTAGCTCAAGCTAAACATTCAATGACAAGATCAGGTGGTACTGAGATAGTTAAACCTCAACCTACAAGACTTGATTTTCTTAATGATACTATGTATAAGTCTGTTAAGAATAAGATAGGAGCTAGATTAGATACTGGTTATAGAGGTTATATCGAGAGCCTTATTACCAAATATCCCAATACTAAGATAGCAGAAGATGCTAAAAAAGGTTTAGCAAATATAGATAATATGACTGACAAAATGGTGCAGTTAGGAGAAATGGCTAGTCTATATGCTAAGAGATATGAAGCAACCGGAGATGATCAAGATTTTGTTAACTACAATACTGCCCTGAATATGGCTAAAGATTATCAAAATAGATTATTGCAACAGGGTAATAAGTATGTGTTAAGAAGTGAATTCCAAAATGTTGCAGGGTTCTCTCCAATATCTGTATCTACTAACAAAGAATTTAATACATCAAAATATTTGTCAGGTATAAATTCAGCATTAGATGTTATTAAAGGAAAGATAGGTATTACTAAAGATGATGAACTACTAATAGCAGTAGGAGGAAGACCGTCTACAGTAGTAGATGATAACGGTACTACTAATGAAATATTTAACTTTGATTCTAGTAATGGTTTCTTAATGCCTGAAACTATATTTAATATAGTAGCAGATGTAAAACCTAGAGAAATAAAAAGAGCAGCAGGAACATTCAGAAGTGGAGATTTTCCTTTGAAAGAACTAGTAGAAGGTGGTAAGCTAAAAGATATTCAGTTTAAACCAGATAATGGTGTGATTAAAATAGGTGATAACTTTGCTCTATCAGGAAAGATAAGGATTCCTAAGGATGAAGTAACTAGATATATCAGCACAGGAATATGGGCTGGACCTAACGATAGGGTATTTGAAACTACTAATTTCCCTACTACAGTACAAAGTATTAGATCATCAATAGAGGCTATATTTGGTGGTAGAAAAGTAACTGAAAAAGTAGGAGAGGATGGAAAAGAATTCTATGAAATTGAAAGTTACAAAGTATTACCTAAAGAAGATATATCTTCAGAATATTGGTAGAGAGTAAACCAGTCTTGGCAAGGAGGAAAATCAGGGGTTGGTAGTGCTTCACAGGCAAAAGATACTTATATGGATTCAGCAGAACAATTATTATCAAAGTATAATTAATATGGCAAAACAAAAAATATATGATCCTAGTTTGATTAATAGTGTAAGACAAAGAAGTCGTAATTATAGTAACTATCTATCTCCCAGAGCGGATTTAGATAGTTATGTTCATACTATGTCAAATATTCCTACACAGGATAGTGCACCAGATTCGTTTGGTGCTTCAGATTATTTGTCTAATGCATTCTACGATTGGAATCTTACTAGAAATGAAACTAATAAAGATACTGCTCTGGGAGAGTATGTCTTTCTACAAAAAGACTATGATATACTAACAGGAGCTCAATAGTACTTAGAAGGGGTAAAGAATGTTCTTTAGTTACGCAAAGCTATGGATACGGATCCTAATGCTAACACTCCAGAAAATAAACAGTTACTAAGAGAAGAATCTATCAAAGTATAGAACAATAAAGTTAATTATGACAAATTATTAGCTAAAGACTTTAATGATCAAGCTGTTAGTGATAATATATTTCCTGAAAGATTTGCTGGTAAACCTATAGACTTACAGATAGAGATCATACAAACTGTACTAGGTGATGGTGAAATAGATAGACAAGGTGTAATAGCTAGAAGAGACGATGCTTTAAAGAAAGCTGAGAAATATAAAAACTTTGCAGAATATTGGCAAAGTAAAATGACATCTCAGTATTATAGTGATAAGAAGAATTCTCCCGGTATGGATCTAACAGATATAGATACTTATCTATATAAACTACCGGGTCTACTAGGTTCATCTGCTTCTAGTGCAGGTTCATAGTTAATAGGTACTCTTGGTGCTATGTTTAGTACAAGAGGAGCAGGAGGTGTTATGGGTACTTTAGGTTCATTGACTGCTTTTGTAACAGGAAATGTGTATGCAAGAGATCAAGAATCTAAAGCAGAAGTATATCAAAACTATAAGTAGAATGTAATGAATTCTGCTAAAAAGGATGGTATAGATAAACAAGTACTTAAAGATGCCAAAGCTCAAATGCAAGAAATGGGTTATACACAAGAACAAATAGATAATGATGATTTTGTGTATGACCAAATATTGTCTAATAAAGTGAAGGTAAATAACAATTCTTTAAACCATATAAGACTCAATAAAATGGATGGTTTGAAGTCTCTTTATATAGACAACATGGCTTTATCTGGTAGTGATATTGTTCAAACAGTATTAGAAGTGACTCCGCTAAGATCATTATTTAGAAATGTGAGAGGGCTTACTTCCTTAAAAAAACTTGCAGATAGTAAATATGGAAAGGTTGCTCAAGTAGTAGCTAATAAGGCTGGAAATATAAAGCAACAATTAGCAGATAGAATTGATGATGTAGTAGCATTTGGTATAGAAAGTATAGATAAACTACCCAGACTTACTAGAAGAAAGGCAATAAAAGATATAGCTGGTAGAATTGTAATAACATCAGCTTTAGAAGGAGCAGAAGAAGGAGTACAATATATAAAAGGTCAAAGATATATAGATGGAGATTTCGAATCTGATCCTAACCTAATCAGTAGTTATGTACGCAACATAGGTACAGGAGCTAGATCTATATTTGCCGCTATTACTCCATGGGATCCAGTATATTCAGATGACTAGGAGTTTATGGAGAATTTTAAAGGAGGTGCTTTATTAGGTGGTTTAATGACTTCTGTAATAGGTACTGCAACTAGCATTAAGCCTTTAAATGATCAAATATCTGGTGATAGATTCTTAGCTGCTTTATATGCAGATAGAGAGGCATAGAAAGATCAAGTTCGTAAGAACATACTATATGGTTCTAAGATAAGAGAAGGTAAATGGAATACTGTTGAAACAGCGTTTGATGATCTTATTAACTCTAAAATAGATGGTATAGATGTAGCTGAAATCTAGGAAGAACAGAAAAGAGCTAGATAGATGTATAATATATTTACCTCTAATAGAACTGTAGCGCAAGCTCAACAGTTAGACATAGATCCAAGAACCGAAGATTATGATATATTTGTAGCTTTAAAAGATCACCACGATCAGCAAGTAAGAGATGCTAGGTCTACTGCTACTGAACACAGAAGTGAAGCTGATAATTTATTGTATAGTCCTCAAGTATAGGAATACATTGAGAAACTTAATATAAAAAATATAGATCAAGTATCTACTATGAGAAGCGCCATAGCAGCTAAAATTCAACTTGATACTATGTTCCAGTTATATAACGAGTTTGAAAATAAACAAAAGACTAAACTAGAGTAGATACAAAAACATACTGGTACTAAAACATCAAAAGCAGATGTAGTACAGTTTGCTGGAATGCTTAACAAAGATATTAAATCATTCTAGGAACAGTATGAGAATCTGAAAAAACAGGTTACAGCTCTGGGTATCAAGGAAGAAGATTTAGAGGTTCCATCATTGCATCAAGATTTAAAAGAAGCTTATGAGAAAGTTATAGCTTCTGAATTAGATCTTAGACGAGCTGAAATGGAACAAACTATTATGGAATCCACAGATAAAGAAGCCATATAGGCTAAGATAAATAAGTGGAAAGATGTAGAGGATGCTAGTAATAAGTTTATGTAGCGTCTGGATGACCTATACTCAGGTAAAACAGAAAAACAGAATGAACAAGATTCTGAAGATGTTAAACCTGAAGTGTATGAATAGTCACCAGAACCAGTATCTACTACTATAGAAGAAGAGGTTAAAGAACCAACTGATATTTCTGATAAAAGAAAATAGATAACTTAGAACAGAGAATAGTATTTTACTCAAGAAAGAGATTCTAGAGGAAGTAATAAATTTGTCTTAAATCCAGACAATACATTTGGTGATGCCTATAAAAACGCTAATATAAAACTTCAGCAATCATATAAATTATTATTCCCAGATACAAAACACTATTCTGACAATGCTGCACAATCTAGGTTACTATATTCTAATCGTTATGATGAAGTAGCTGATGCTTGGGAAGAAGTATATAATCTTCGTAATCAATTAGAAGAAGAAGTAGGAGAAAATGGAGCAACGCCTAAAGCAGAAGAATTAGCTAAAGAATTAACTCAAAAATCTAATCAATTGATGGATAAAGCTAAGGAATCTGTAGAAATGTGGGAAGCATATAGTGATTTTATAAGCTCTGGAGAATACTATATTCATCAACAATTAGAAAGAATTAAGGATAAACAACATAAATTAACTGAACAACAGAATGATGTAACTCCTACTAAAGTTCAAGAAGCTCCAAATACTGTTCCAGTACAAGATAAGACAAAGACATAGCCAGCTCAAGTTGAAGATATACCAACATTAGGTTCTATACTGGGAGGTTTGATTGGTGATGAAGATGCTAAAGCTATAGACTAGGCAGTAGAACCAGAAGTACCTACAGAACAAGTAGCAACACCTGTAGAAGAACCTATAACTGAAAGCGATAACGATAAGATAGCCCCTTTAACATATGATCAACAATTAGATCCATATTCTCATGAATTAAACTATCGTTTAAGTAGGATTTCACAAGACAAAGATGGTAATTGGACTGTGGTAACTTATAATAAATTCCAAGGTATGGAAGAATACCTTAACAATAAGGAATTTTCAGAAATAAGTGCAGCACCAGACTTTGTATCTGAGGTTACTAAAAACGGAGTACATTTTGAAGTACGTCCATATACTGATGAAAATGGAGTTACATCTGATGCTATATATGCAATATTTAAATATAAAGATAAAGAATATGTAGCTTCTGTTAGAACAGAGAAAGGTTTAGCAGCTAAAAGAGGTGGTAGATTCAACAGATTACCTTATGAACAGCAATAGTATATTAAGGAGAATTTGCAGGATCTTAGAAACAAAATACTTGAATTGAACAAACAAGTAAAACTTGATTCGGATCTATAGATAGTTCCAACATTTATAAGAACTACTTCAGGTAGTATTGTAAATGAAATAAACGCAGATGGATCTCCTAAAAATAGAAAGATAACAGACTCTGCTTGGTAGAAAGTAAAGGACCCATATTAGATTAATCCAAGTAATACTGAAATGGGTATTAGTACTGGTCCTAAAGGTAAATCTATCATTCGTCTTAAAAATAGAGTATTATCATATAATGGTAAGTCTATGGGTAAGCCATTCTGGATTATAAAAGCTCCTAATTCAGAAGGTGCAATGATAGATAAACCAATTCAGCTTAATTACAAGTACTTTAAAGACCAACCTAAAGTAGCTGATTTAATATTAGATTTAGTAACCAGCAATGATCAATTCTACACAGATGCTAATGGAGTACAAACTTCCATTAATCCAAAATAGCTGTTACACTTTATAGTTAACTTCGGTTCGCATACTGCTACAAATCCTGAAGACACTAGGTTAAATAATGAGCAAATTCAGTAGAGACTTAAAAAACAATTCTATATTGATGATAATAACAATGTAGTAATTGGTACTACTACGTATAGTATAAGTGACTTATTAACTGACAAGAATATAAGAGAACAAGCCAAACAGTACATAATGGACAATTTCCATTATGCTATTGATGAAGATGGGCTTAATAAAAATTGGTTAGGTGGAGATTTACAGAATGAAAACAGGGATCCTCACTTCGAATCATTACACTCTTTTTTTAAGAACAGTAATGTAGATAAATTGGTTATTGTTCCCGGAGAAATAGAATTTACTCCTAAAGATTTTGGTATAGAATATTAGAACGGTAAAAGAGTTGTATCAAAAACTAATCCAAATGGTATAAGTGTATTAGGTTGGTATATCAAACAAGGTATACTTATGACTGATATTGCTGATAATTTATAGGATGCCAACATATATGTAGATGATGTTACTATCCAAAGTAAGTCATAGAAGTCTGAACAACAGCAGGCTCAGCAACATATCAGTGAAGCTGTAGAAAGAGACTTTAGAAAAGAAAGTATCAGTTATACTGATGAGCAGGGCAATCAATAGAAACTTGATCTTGGTGAAATCTATAAGATATTAGATGGAAAGAAGCGTGGTCCTAACATGACTGTAGAAGATTCTGTTAAAGACGGAATATGGTATAATGCTACAGAAAAAATGGATGTAGATCAAGCTAAACAGTGGATCGAAAAAACTCTTGGTATTACTCCAGAAATAACTAATTATGTTATAGATGTTACAGAAGCAGGTCAAAGTGTAGTAGGTAGAGTAACTGTAGATTCTATTAAACTATACAATGATGCTCCAAAAGGAGTAGAATTCCACGAGGCTTGGCACAGAGTATCTCAACTATGTATAGATGAAAAGCATAGAAGAAAAATATACGATAGATATAAGAAGAAGAGCAAATCAAATCTCTCTAATACGGCTATAGAGGAAATTTTAGCAGAACAGTTCAGAGAATTTATGTTAAATGATGCTGCTAAGTATGATTTTGATACAAAGAATTGGTTTAGACGTATATTAGACTTTATTAAGCTGTGGGCTAGAACAGGTCAATATGCTTTAGCTAAAGTATATGCAGACATTAATAGAGGTAAATACTATGGTGTAAAACCTAATGATGCTAATGTAGAAAGATTTAAATCAATATATAGTGATGAGGGTCCTAACTTCGAAGTGAACGGTTACCAATTTAAGACTATTACAAAGACTAAACAGTTTGACGACATAGTAAAAAGTCTCACTTATGCTTTCTTCCAATGCTCTTTTGTAGAAGGTAAATCCATTGATTATACTGATATTAATCCAAAAGATTATAGTTTTGAAAGACTTAAATTAATAGTAGAAGCTTAGAAAAATAAATTTCCTTCCGAAGCCCTTACTGAAATTTATGACAATTTCGATAATATTTTTGCTCCAGCTATAGCTTCTAAACTTAAGTCATTAAACATAAGAGCTATAGACAATGATGATATTACAGCTAAGGAAGAGGGTGAAGAAGGAATAGATATAGGACAACACACAGTAGAGGGAATGAACATATCTATTAAAGATAATGCCCCCGCCGAAGTTAAGTTCTTCTTCTAGACCATACCAATGAGACAAAGAAATACAGATGGTACCTATTCAGCTAAGATAGACGCAGTTACCAAGTTTCCTAGTTTTGTAGATTCTAATACTGCATGGAATAATGTATTGAAAGACTTAGCTGGGTGTAGAACTATTGCCAATATTATGGATAGAATAGTTCTACTGTCTCAAAATGATCAATTCTATGCATCATTGTTAATAAAGTTCGCAGATTTAGTTCAAAGATCTACTAATCCAGATCCTAATGTTGCTATAAAGGCAGAAGCTATGTTAACCAAGTTAGAAACTGTGATTACTTCTGATATAAACAACTATGTTACTGCAAAGATATCACAAGATGAATCTGGAATGACGACTATGAAATTAACAGACAATACTGTTGATATGAAGGCTATGCAATATCCTAAAGTATGGTCTAGGAATATGTTTGAAAATTCTGGTATATTTAAATATAACGAGGATGGTATAGTAGTTGCACAGGATAATGCTAAGAGTAAAATAAATACAGTTCTTAATGCACTTAGTATGATCAAACAAGCATTTGTCAATAACAAGGGTATTATACGTACTAAGGATGGTAACTTTGATTTACATGAAACTCAGAATCAAGAAAGACTTAAGGATTACATAGTTTCTATATTGCAAGAAGTAGGAATTGGAATGGATAAACCTACCATAAACAAGATGTTGCTATCTGGTGATTATGGTAATCCTAAATCTGATCCATATACTTTATTAAATACATTCGTAGTAAATACTGTTAACTTTGGCGGATTAAGTAAAATATCTGATACATTAAAGATAATTCAAGATGCTATAAAACCAGACAACACTCTGTCTGCTATAACTATAAGCGGTAAAGATACATTACCTACATAGATATGGAATGAAGTTGGTTATGTCAAAGCGTTAGCTAACTATTATGCGTTTGTACATGCTACAGATAAAGGATTGGGTAGTTTAGGTCCAGATGGTAATACTTATTATATGGTTTCTCAGAACAATTTTGCTAAAGACCGAGTAAACGAATTAATAACTGATCCAGAATTGTTCCATAATCTAGAAGCTGTAGTATATAATGAGCATTCTATTATATTGAGTGCAGTAAGAAAAGGCAATAAAAATATACAAGTAGAGACTTTCATTAATTTTAAAGATGAAACTAGTTATGATGCTGGTAGAGATTACTTTAATATAACTCAAAGAGAAGACTACCTTGCAAAAATGACTGCTATCTTTAATGATAGAATAATATTCCCTACAGTAGCAGATAAGAAGACATATCATTTTATTAGAGGAATTAAACTGCCTCATGAAAGAATTAGATTTACTAAAACAGGTAATGGTGTTAACATATTATACGGTGAGCAATCATTAGATACTATTATAGGTTATTGTCAAGATGAATTAAACTAGATAGAGTTATGTTTAAGACAAATTGATGATGATCCCACTCACTACGATAAAGATAAGAACATTCATTATAATGCGAATGGAACTGTAAATAATGACTGGTTAGATCCTTCTCGCAGAATTAAAAACTTCCATACTCCTAATAAATATAAGTATAAAGATGATAAAGGTATAGAACATACTGTAACGCTAGAAGGTAACGGAGCTAGATTCTTATTCTTAACTGGAGTATATGTTAATGGTAAGTTCATAGATTTTAATGATCCATCTAAATCTGCTATAGAAAACTTATAGACTGCTAAGGATTATTTCTTTAATGCTCCTATTGATACTTAGAAACAATTAATAAGTGGTTTGATCAATAGAAGAATGAAGGATGAATTAAAGACCGCCAGAGACTTAGGACTTATAGAGATCAATGAAAATCTAGATATTTGGAGTATTAGAAACAAATTGCTAGATGATAATGTACTTGCAGACAGACAACAAGCCTATGAATCATTAGATGCTAATAATGCAGAAGGATATGCTATATTTGATATGTTAGCAGACTATACTATCAACAGTATTATATCTGTAAGTGAAATAGAGAAGATATTTAACGGAGCACCTGCTTATTATAAAGTAAAGTATGATAGAACTGGCATATTAGACTTATCTGTAGATAAGATTAAACGTCTTGGTTCGTTGACATCTACTGGTACTAATAATAGATTAGATTTCTTCAGTAATGATCCTATGAGAGAAGAGTATGTGGTAGCAGAACTTAAGGATCACGAGATCCAAAGTAAACAATACTATACATACCGTAATCTATTTACTCTGGGAAACATAAAAGAAACCATTCAAGAAATGAATGGTGAAGACGCTTGGAATGAAGTTAAAAATTTATCTATACAAGAAATAGAGAAACAATATCCAGAAGAAGTAAAAATAGCTAAACAGGCTGCTGAGATAGAAGTCAGAGGTTATAAAGAGGGAATAAACGTAGCGGATGCTGCTGTTTATATAAGCCCTATAATGACTAGGGATCTTCTTAGAATGCGTGGATAGTGGAGTCCTGAAATAAAAGAAGCTTTTGATATACTTATGGATGAAGATACCGCTGAACAGTGGGATTCTAATCCTGAGCTATATGCAAAAGCTAACAAAGTAATACTTAATGCTATGAAGTATATGGCATTTGGTACTAGATTTAATGAGATTCCCGGTCTAGGAATACCCTATTTCAACAAGATGGCTTTGTTCCCATTGTTTAAATCTGTAGCTACTGGAGATATACGAGCTTTATATGATAGAATGATGGACGAAGATCCTAACAAGAGAATTGACATGGTTATGTTCGATTCTGCTGTTAAAGCTGGGTCTAGAGCGCCAATGAAAGCATATAAAGCTGCTAAAGATAGTGAAATAGAACTGAAAGATGGATAGACTGTATTATCTGCTCATTTAACAGATCAATTACAAAGCGGAGAAGGTAATACTCTAAATGACTTTAATAATCTTGTTACATATACTCAGAAGTTTAAATACTTACGTCAGCAATTAGCTACAGATCCTCATACTCATGAGGAAACTATGGCTGGTACACAGTTCATGAAGGTTAATCTATCTAACATACGTATGAATGATATGTATGGTAAAGAAGGAGAACAAGTATCTGGACAAACTATCAAAGATACTGTAATGAATGCTCTAAACAGACTGTCTGATATAGGTAAAGCTAAATTACAAGGACAACTGTTTACTGAAGATGGGCAAGTAAATGTGACAGCATTAGGAGAAATGCTTACTGCTGATGCAAGAGAGTCTGATGCCAATGACAACATTATCTCTGGTTTAAAGACCATAAACAATGCATTTACCATACCATTGTCGGCATTATCTGATAATAAGTGGTTAGAAAGCAGATTCATTTCTATGATCAACAAAGAAGTGATTGACGTACATATGCCGGGAGGAGCATTTATTCAGCGTTCAGCATTTGGACTAGAAGCCACTAGTAAGAATGTCATTACTCCTAGCATGATAAATGACGGTAGAGCTTTAAAAGCCATAAATGAAGAAGGTTCTATGGATGCAGTAGTAAGTATAAATCTATTTAAGCACTTTATACCTGACTACAAAAAAATGACATTCAGACAAGCTAGACAATGGCTTATTGATCACGATATAATAGGACAAAAAGCTACTGCTAACTCTATAGGTTATCGTATTCCTACACAGTCAATTGCTTCTATATCTCCACTTAGATTTGTAGACGTATTTCCTGAAATAATGGGAGATACAATCATGCTTCCAGAAGACTTTACTAAGTTAACTGGTTCTGACTTTGATATTGATAAACTATATGTAGCTAGATTTTCATATAATGAGGATGGTGTAAAGATAAATCACGATATAGCTAATAGTACAGAACAGGTTGCAAATGCCATTAAGAATGAAATGCTTGATGCATACATGAAAGTTCTACTTACTAAAGATAATACCAATTCTCTCAAACTTTCTATTGATAATGCTACTGAAAATACAAAGGAAGTACTTAAAGATATTGAAAGTAATAGAGAAGTTCATCATGTACAGCCATTTGAAGTATATACTCCTTCTTATCAAGAAGCTAGAAAAGCAGAATACACTGGTGGTAAAGCAGGTATCGGACCATTTGCATTAAATAATGCTCATCATATTCTTACTCAGTTAGTAGGATTGAAAATGGAAAGTAATGCTTTTACAGAAGCTATGAAGATTGTAGATCTTGGTAGAATATATGATTATCCAACAGTAGGTACTAAAAAAGGAGGTAGAATATTGGACTGGTTATCGGCTATGATCAATGGTTTTGTTGATATTGCTAAGGATCCATACATTGTACGTCTTAATGTAAATGCTTGGACATATAACATGGTATCTTTCTTGTTACGTACAGGTAAAGGTAAATGGGCATTCTACTTTGTAGGTCAACCTATATTAAAAGAAATAGCAGAGGAAGTTCTTAAAACTAAAGGAAAATATGGTGTAGATAGAACTAAGTCACCATCACAACTTGAGAAAGAAGCAATCGAATCTGTACTTGACAAATACGATCCAACTGGTTCTTATAGGAAGGAATTCCAATATATTAATTCTAAACCAGAATTGAAAGCTAATGCTTATAAGAACTTGTTTGAAACATTCTTTGATGAGGATGGAAAAGAAACTAGCTATTGTAGAGAGCTGTTGTTGAATAATGGTGCATATAATGACTTAAATAAGAGACAAATAGGTATTTACTATGCGTGGTTGGCTCTAAAACCTTATGCAGATGATCTTGCCAATCTAGTAAAATATTCTAAAATAGATACTAAGAAAACTGGTAAAACATTTGCAGAACAATAGATATATTACAACGGAATGCAAGACTTGGCAGAAGAGAGTCACTTTGCTCCGGGAGAGGTAAGGCGTTTCTACGATGAAACTTTCATAGCTAGAAAAACTGAAAATAGTATTCCATTTGGATCTTCTATATTTAAGAATCTGCTATTTAGAAATACAGATACTTTCATTAATCAGTATAATACCGTATTATCTCTGCTTGGTAGAAAGAATAATGCAAATTCTAAATTACTTAATCCTATTATATCTGGTATGGAGGCTCAATTGAAAGCTGAATTCTTCAATCAATATGTAGAAGATAATAATATAGATGTAAAAGGTCTGTTTTATGGTAAAAATAGTATTGCTAAGAGACTTAATAAATTCAAAAATATGATCTTTAAAGGAGAATATAAGTATTTATTAGATGCTGATGGAACTATAAATAATGATTTCTTAAACTATTTATTACCAAACATAACACATGATGGATTAGATTTCATTGATACTTCTGAACTGTTAAGTTCTGATCAATCTCAAGCAAATAATCTTATCAATTATTGGAGAGAATTACTGGATGATACAAATCCAGAGATTAAGAGATTAGCTAGAGATTTAGCAATATATGCTTTTTACGTATCAGGAGACAATCCTTCAATGAACTCGTTCTTCCAGTATTTACCAAACAGTTTCAGAAAAGAAATAGGTTATACGAATTATATTCAAGGAAAATTAGATCAATTAGTAAATGGTTCTCAATTAGGATATAAAAATAAAACTGATTTATTCTTAAACAATTGGACTAATGATAGCTTAGTTAAGCCTATTAGTATGTATAGTGGTAAGAATAACGAACAACTTAGAGGAGTATACATAAACGATAAAGCTGCTATTCCAAATATAATAATGGGTTAGAGAGTAGGATCAGACAAACCAGCTATTAGACCTATTAATTGGATTAAAGTAGCTAATCAAGATGGTGTAGAAGAATCTTTCCCGTTATTTCCGCCTTATATTAAGTTAAGAGATGGTTTAGGTTTCGGTCCGTAGAATTGGCACGTTTATACCATAATTGGTTTTAAGTCATTTGTAGAAATACAGCCTAATGGTAAACCCGGTAAAACTGTTTATATACCTTTATATGGTTTAATATCTAAAAAAGGTTATAAATATAAAGGTCACTCTATAGTAGAGTATGGAAGAGAAACTGCATTTGATTTTAATAAAGAAAATGAATGGGATTATGTAGAAGCATTGAATAATAAAGATGCTTTAGTAGATATGGCTCTTCAACAAGAAAGACAAGATTGGATAGACGATGCTCCTTATATTCATCATATAACAGAACTACCTAGTTATTAGAACATGAATTATGCGTTAGCTAGACAAGATAGAGTATATACTGAAACGGAAGATGATATGAATGTGGACGATGAGTTCTTTCCTGTATTAGAAGAAAGAGAAGAACCTACAATTTTGGCTGATTATAGTAATATAAAAAATTACTTGAAAACATATAGTGGTATAATAACTAATCTAGAACCTAATCAAATATTTGTATTTGGTTCAAATACACAAGGTAGACATGGTAAAGGAGCTGCTTTAACAGCAAAAAATAAATTTGGAGCAATATATGGACAGTCAGAAGGTATACAAGGATAGTCTTATGCTATAATAACTAAAGATTTGACAAGTAGTGTACAACCATCTAGAACTCCAGAATAGATAGTTGAATAGATAAACAAATTATACACTTATGCTAGGCAGCATAGAGACAAAGAATTTTTAGTAGCATATTCTGGCACAGGTACTAATCTAAACTACTATTCTAATGAAGACTTAGCACGTATGTTTGCTAAATACCCTATACCAGATAATATAGTGTTTGAAAAATCTTTTAGTGAACTTGTGTTTAAATACATAAATAAAGAAATAGATAAAATGTTTAATAACACGAATGCTGCAAAATTTATTAATCACTCTGGAGGAGCTCTTGGATCAGATACTATGTGGGGTAAAATAGGTGAAGAATATGGAGTATATTCTAAACACTATTACGCAGAAGGTCAAAAGACGCCTAATGGAAATACCGCATTGGGTAAACAATTATTATCTGAATCAGATGTTCATCTGAAGGAAGCTAATAAAAAATTAGGTAGATTATTTCCTACTAGTAAAGACTATGTGAATAATTTACTTAGACGTAATTGGTTTCAAGTAAAGAATGCTGACGCAGTATTTGCTATAGGAACTATAGCTGATAATGGTACTGTAAATGGTGGTACTGGTTGGGCTGTTCAAATGGCAATAGATAATAATAAAGATGTATATGTATTTGATCAAAGTAGGTTAAAATGGTATAGGAATAGAGATCATAAATGGTCAGAGGTAACCACACCAAAACTCACTCCTAATTTTGCAGGTATAGGTACTAGAGAAATAACGCAAGAAGGAATTCAAGCCATTAGAAATGTTTATGCTCTTACTTTTAGAGGGTAGATTGAAAACTATATTAGTCTAGAAAATAAATCAGATCTATTCCCATCTAGTTTACCACTAACTGGAGTTGAATTAATGGCATTATATGAACAAGGAAATTCAAGAATAAGTGAAGTACTTGATCAAATGGAAGATCTTACACCAGAAGAAAGATAGACTTACTTAAATGAATTTGCACAGTTTATGACAGACAATGAAGTTAATACGCAAGATAAACTTGAAGAAGCATTGAGAAAATTCATATGTAACTTATAATAACCAGATAATATGTATAAATGTCCTAACAAAAATCTTCCTGAATGGAAGGAACTAGAAAAAGTTGTACCAGAAGTTGCATATACTATCTGGGATATGAATAATGGTCATGGTATAGACAAGGCTCCGAACGGGGAGCCTTCTATATTGTTTGACAATTTAATGTAGAAACTAAATAATAGAGAAGAAGCGATTAAAGCCAAAGCTAAAATATTCTCTAGAGATTTTATACAAAGTAAAGAAGAATATGCTAAAGATTCTAATGGTGAACCCATAGTTGACGCTGTATTAACATTGCCACAAGTAACATATAACGAAGTAAGCTTTGATTTGCTTAATGAGGATCAGATTAGAGTAATATCAGAAGTGTCTAATACTTATAATAAGATCCAAAAAGGTCTAAAAGATAGACTTAACGCTATTAAAAGATACTCAAATAAAAGTCCTAAAGTATGGAGATAGCTACAAACTCTAATACAGCAATTATCTAATTCTGAAACTGAACAAGGTATGTTACAGTTCATGGAACATATAGACGAATCAGTTAAAGATAGCATCCAGTTCTTGAGTAGACCGATTGAAGATATAAATTCAAAATAGATTCGATAGCTATCTAATGATTATGTTGGATTCTACAAACCACTCGTAGATGATATTGCATATTTAGTAGATACTACAGATTTATTTAAAGATAAAGATAACTACCAGTAGATAAAAGACATTCTAAGTCAATTACAATAGTAGCTCAATCAAGTTAATAACAAGTTTATTAATGTTCTCAAAAGTAAAGGTTACTAGCACTTGAAGAACTTCTTAAAACAGCAAGGAATGCCTAATGATATCATACAGGAAACTATAAATTGGTTAGATGATCCTAAGCATGATTCTAATATGTTTATGAACTGGTTTGGTATGGCTACTAATAGTAATAATGCTGTCCAACAAACAATTGCTAAAACATTAAATGATGTGAAAAATGCTACAGATAGAGAAACTCTAGATGTTGGTATAAAATTGACTAAGACATTAAAGATTGCTAAGGATAAGTATGGTAACGATGTTTAGAAATTGTTATATGAAAAACTTGATGATGGTACATATTCTGGGTTAAGAGTCAAACCTCTTAACTATGGTCAGATGAGTAAGAACAGAAAAGAGTTTTTATAGAAATTAGCAGAAAAACTATCTATAGAAAAAGACAGTGATGGACAATATATACTACCACAGGATGAAGATATTTAGAATAAATGGTATACTGCTATAAATAACTGGTATAATGAAAATGCAGATAGAAAGTATAAATCTGAATATTATACTGCTCGCAATAAAATATTATCATTAAAGACTAGAGACGCTGTAAATGAGATATAGAGGTACATTGATAACTTAACATCCCCTATTACTATTGATGGTGTAGAATACACCAACTTACTTAGTGAATCTGAATAGGTGCAGTTAGAATAGTTGCGTAAACAAAAATCTCTATTATCAAACCCATATAATCTAGATGGAAGTGAGAAAACTGGAGATGATGCTATAATAGCTAAAGAATTATCTGAATTTAACAAGCTAGTATCTGAACATATAAAATATAAAACAGATAAAGCTAAATATGATGCAGACAGAGCCAAAGTAGCTAGTAAGTATGGGGAAGGATCCGAAGAGTTAAAGCTATGGGAAAATAGAAACACTGTAGAGAAATATACTTAGGAATTCTATGACAGAATAGATAATCTAAATAAAGTAGAACAAAGTGATATATACTAGGATTTAGTTCAAAAAAGAAGACAGCTTCAACAACTGTTTAAAGATCCACGTACAGGTAAAATAGATGTTACTTAGTTATCTGATTCTGAAAAAGCTGCACTATTACAATTAGATCAAGATATCGCAGATGTAACTGAATTTAAAACAAAGGAAGAAACAGAAAATAATTCAGATAAGTTCAGTGATTTTGCAGAAATGGCTTTTACTGATTAGTATTTTATAGATATGGACAATGCTAAGAAAGCGGGAACATAGGCTTATAATGATTGGTTTATGGCTAACCATTATGAAGACAAAAGAGGATATATGTAGGCTGCATCTTATTACAAAGAGCTAAAACCACTTCCTCAATATATACAATAGTATACCGAAAGAGCGCCTATAAATAAATATTCTACACTAGACCCAAGTTCTGATTGGTATAATAATGATTGGGATCTAAATGGTCCGTCAATACAACCAAAAAAAGATAAGTATAACAATAAGAAAGCTTATGACACCATGGCTAATAAACCAGAGGTATTAGAACTATATAATTAGATTGAAGAAATAATGACATTAGCCAATAGTTATGTTTCTTTTATGTAGTTTGCCAATGATAGTAGAATGCCTCAAATACCAGCTAGATTTATGTAGGCTCTTAATCGTAAGGACGGTATCTTATCAAAATTAGGATACGCATTTGAAGACTTAGCTACAACTAAAGCAGATGACTTGGACTTTGTAGAAGAGTTTGCCACAATGCCTAATGGGGATCCTATCAAAGTAATACCTACAAGATTCATAAAAATGCTAGATGATACAAATACTATATCTACAGATGCTGTAGCAGCAACGGTGTAGTATTATAACATGGCTGCTAATTACAAGAATATGTCAAAACATTAGGATGATGTAGAGCTTATGTTGAATCTTCTAAAGTAGGTATCAATTAAAACAAGGAAGGATGTTAAAGGTCCAGGTTCTACTAATGTTTACAAACAATCACAACTATTAGTTGATAGATTAATGTATGGTAGAAATAAGAGTCCTATACTAGTAGAAGCCTTTGGTAAAGAATACAATGTAGGTAAGATGCTAGATATTGCTAGAGGTTTTGTTACCAAGGTTAACTTATCTGGCAATCTGTGGTCTATTGGAACTAGTTTCTTTACAGATGCTACATATACTACATTGGAAGCAAAAATGGGTAAATACTTTGATCTAGAGGATTTAAACTTTGCAAAGAATGAATTTTTTAGACATCTTCCAGATATGATGGCTAATATTGGTAATCCTATACCAAATGGCAAAATTCCGTATTTACTAATGTTGAATCAAGTAGTAAAAGACAATAGGGAATTATTTGATAGATTAGATCAAAGCCAAGTGCTACGTTCTATTAATTAGAACTTTTGGTTTGCTGGATATACACAGGCAGATTATACTGTTAAAAGTCATACTCTCATAAGTATCTATCATAATTATCGTTTCGTAGATGGCGAAGGTTTTTTATCTAAGCAGTAGTATATTGATAAATTCTATCCCGATGATAGAAAGAAAGGAGCAGTGGCGTTTAAACAATTACCTACTACCTTATATGATGCTTATATCACCAATAAGAAAGGTGAAGTTTCAGTAGATCCTAAATATACACAATACGTTACTGAGAAACTCTTAAATGATGTTAGAAATAGAATTGATATACTATCTAAACGCATTGACGGTACTTTGAGAGAAGTAGATAAAGCAGCAGTTCATGCAAGTTCTATTGCGTCTTACTTAGTATTACATCGTAACTTTATGGTATCTGCTTTATAGGATAGATTTAAGAAGAGGCAGTATAATCTAGATCTTGGTGCTATGGAAGAAGGTTATTATAGATCTACTGGTAAATTCTTATCAAACGTATTAAAGAACAAACACTTTGCTCTTACTTAGTTATTAGCAGATTATAATAATATGAAAGACTACGAACAATATGGAGTAAGAAGAGTACTTAATGAATTAATGTTAGTAGCTGGTTCTACATCAGTAGCTATTGCGTTTGCTTCATTAGTAGACGGAGATGATGATTATGATACGTGGTTAACACAATCAATTACGTACTTGGCTATGCGTTCAGCATTTGAATTTAGAACTATGTATAACCCATTCGAATTAATTTCTTTAATCAAATCTCCTACAGCAGCTTTCAATTGGTTTGATAATTTATCAAGCTTTATTAATCTGATAAATCCATTTGCATATACTGGAGATAGAACACCTTTTACTATAATAGATAGAGGAGTGTATAAAGGAATGCCTGTTATATTAAAGAATATAATTAAAGTAACTCCTTTTAAGAGTGCGTTTGAAGCTTAGGATCCAAAAACAAAACGAAATTATCTATAGAATCAATTAATGAACTTCTAAGTTTCTATATAAATTATCAATTCGCAGTGAACACTGCAAAAAAGGAAAAGCCTACTAGTTGTCTAGTAGGCTTATTAGTTATATGTCATCACCAAATTCCATATAACTATAATAGTCTTCTTCTGGTATTTCAGCTTCTATAGACTCACCAAATCTATAGTGATTATAAAACAAACGCTCTTCTAATTCTGGAACTGGCACGTTGTTCCAAAACCTGTTTATTTCTAATGCTGTTTTCAAATTATGAGTTTTACCATTTATACGAAGCCTATCAATATCTTTTTTATACTTAGGATTACTAAAACAATAGACAGTATAATGTTTTTTCTTAATAGTTATATAGTGCGTATTATAGATAGTATCTAACTGTCTAAACTTAAGAAATCTATTTAAAGATTCTTTAGTGTTTACACTACTATCATAAACAAAAAAGACCTTATCTTCTAAATAAGGTCTATTCTTATCACTAGTAAACGCATTAACAAAACCACTTTCTACTGTTAAATCTTCCCAAGTAATATTATCGTTACATAACGGAGCTATATATATACTCACATCATTCAAGTTCTTCAGTTCCATCTTCTTCGTAATATTTACGAGTGTGGTCCCAATTACCTGTCTGATAATGATATGATATTTCTGCTAAGGTATTTGCTATTAGGTCTTTGCGATCCAATAACTCTTTCTCATTTAACATATTAAAAACACGTACTTCATTATTACCATTACTCTGAATAGCAATAATATATGCTTCTAAATCATATTCTTCTATATCATAACCTTCTTCCTTAAAATACCAAGTAAGAGCTAATATATAGAATGCAATCTGTCTATAATAATCATATTCCTCTACGGAATGTTTAAAATTATAGACATCTGCTGTTGTTTTTAAGTCAATTAATGTAATCCTTCTATTACAATGATCAATCTTGACTCTATCTAATAGTGACTTACAGGATACATTTGCTTTTTCATATTCCCAATTTATATGAAACTCATTGTTACATTCTAAACCGGGCTGGTTTGTTAGTAATTCATTTGCTTTCTTATGATTCTCTATGTTCTCCTTAATATGTTTAAGCATAGTTATATCAGCAAATGAAATTACTTTTTTGTTATTCTTTTCGAGCTTAAGGTATACAATATATTCTGCGAATGTTTCAATAATTTGCTTAGCTTCTTCTAGCTTTTTATCATCTGATTTACTATTGCTATAAGCTTTGTTATAACTTTTAAGCAATAACTTATCAGTATCCTCTAGAGGATTTACTACTAGTTCTTGAACATATTCTATACACAATGTTTTTTGTTGATTTACTTTAGGTACTACAAAGTCTAATACTTCATAGTTATCCCAAAACTCATCAGGTTGAAGTAGGTACATATGTATCATAGTTCCTTTATCAAGATACTTTCCACTAATACCTTCTTCTTTACCATCAAGCATATCCTTGAGGTAGCGCGGTCCTTTCTTCAAAAACCATCCAATTGCTGAATTTGATATTCGCGTGTTATCTTCATAATACGGAATTTCTATTTTCATGCTGCTGTTTTTGTTTCTTCAAATACGTTACTATCTACAATGAAATCTTCTTCCATTATATTAGTGTCAGTAACAAAGTTTCCTGAAGTATCCCATTCAACTTCATCTTCCTTTACAGGAATTTCTGCACGTAGTTCTTCTGAGTAATCTTGTATAAGACTGCTCAATTGATTAGAAAATTCTAGAGTTTGTGTTAAATTGGATATTGTTTGTAATCGTAGAAGAATCTCATCTATGATCTCTTGTCTTTTGTCTTCAGTCATAATATCTATTGTTACTATTTTTAAGCCTTTTTTAAAGTTATACCAATCATCTAGTATAGAGCAATTATGTTGCCCTAGATGTCCGTATGATATACCATCATGCCAATGTCCAAACAAATGATGTTTGTACTTTCCATAACTATAATAATATAGTTTATCATTATAATTAGGATTATCATGAGTAAGTAGTATATCACATTTAGGTATTTTTTCGAATGGATTCTCATCTATTTCATCAGTAGGATATTCAAATGCCCATCTACCTTCTTGAAACTCAATAGGTTGTATCCAAGGAGTTCCATAGAAGGTTATACCTTCATATGTATATGACTCATCCACTAAGAATCTTACTTTTCCATTAGTATAAAGTTCGTAGTCTTCTACAAAACTTTCCCATTCATCTCCTAACTTACTTTCTATGTAAAAGTCATGATTACCGGGCACTACTAATATTTTTTTACAAGGTAGTTTATCTACCCATTTTGCAAACCGTGTCTGCCACCACTTTAGTGAAGCATCCATAGATCTTTGCTCATTTAATGGAATTATATCTCCACAAATGCACAAAACGTCACATTCAGGAATATTATTGTAAAGATTCCCGTGTATATCACTAATTCCACATATTTTCATATTGTAAGAATTTAGTAAGTTTATAGATAAGTATTGAATAAAATAGTATCATTAGATTATATCTTCATCTATTTCATCCTCATCAGAACTATTAGTTCCTGTTCTTATTACTCCATTTAAGCTAAGATTCATATCTTTAGCTAGTTTATCTAACGGAATATCTTCGAAGAGAACAACTTCATCTAAGAATGCTGAAATATTATCAAATGATTTAACTTCCATATGTTCGACGATGAAGTTCACAACTTCATCTATGTTCTTTACTCCTTTATCTTCTGCCATATAGCGTACGAATACAGAATTAGAATTTGCTTCATATTCTTTGAAATAACGAACACGTGAACAACGATCAAAGAAGTTATCGTCTATTTCATCTGTTTTATTACAGGTCATCAATACCAGTTTCTTTGATGTAGCTTCTACACCATCTAAGAATCCTAACAGATCCTTAGTTTCCCACCAATAACTATTCTTCTCAATTTCGTCAAACATAACTACTACAGGAGTAGTAAAATGTTTAAAGAAACTAGTGAGTTTATTAGCAGGATAGTCGTTTGCGACTATAATAATAGGTAGATTACTTTCTAAGGCAATACGTTTAGAGAGCATTGTTTTGCCTGTACCTTTAGTACCAGCAAGCAATATACCTGTTGTCTTTCCAGAATTTTCAGAATTAAAATAATCAAGTACACGTTTGATAAATTTATTATCTTCTTCTAGTTCATATAATTTCTTTGGCATGTTCAAATCTCCATTCTCTTTGAGATAAGATCTTCCCTGCATTCTATCATACTCTAGATCGTATACTTTATTATTTATGAGTTCATAAGAAATACCTTCTAACTTAGGTTTAACTGTAATCTCATTTCCGATCTTAATAAATTCTGCCATAACTGTAAGTTTTTATGTTTTTAACTTGTTGACCAATTCATCAACTTGTTTTTGCGTATGTACTATATAATAATCTATATCTAGTTTATTTATGTACAAATAATATCTAAAAAGTTTTTCACGCAAAGCCCATGCATCGTTTGGATAGCCTTTGCATTCAATAATAAACTTATCACCTACAAAATCAGGTTTATAAGTTATTGCCCTATATTTCTTATCACCAAAAGTAAAAGCTGGAAGCAGTTCGTATCGTTGAGTTTCATACTCAGCCTTGATTTTCGACTCTTCCAGCTTCTTATATGTATATGTCTCAAGTTTGCTTTTAAACTTAATACCATTATACTCATTTGGTGTTGCGTTACGAATTTTACTTTCGCTAGGTTTATTTCTTTTCCTCTACATCATTAGTAATATTAGATTTTCTGGAAATAGTTTTCCTTTTATGTCCAAAGGTAATGAAAAAATTACTATTTACTAATTTAAATGGAAAAGCTAATATATTCCACAATCCTTTAGAAACATAATTAAAGATATTCATTGTTTTATGTAGTTTTTTATGAAATTTGCCAGTTTATCAACAGATACAAAATCATAATTTGCAAAACTGCTATCAATACCAACATCTATACGAATGTGATCAGGAAGTTCTGCTGAATTCTGTAAGTCTATTGAGCCATGACAATGACCGTGAAGCATTATACTACCTTTTTCAATATGTTCCCAAGAGAACATAGGAAAATGACACATAATTACTTCAATATTTTTTGGTAACGATGGGAACACAGTTTTCTTAAATGTCATATTCTTTATCTGAGTAATATGATTGAAGAAACATCTGTGATTATCTGATACTTTATCATGATTTCCTAGTATAAGTACTTTATTTCCATTTAATCTTTGGAATAACTTTCTCTTTTCATCCGTCGTTCCGAATGCAAAGTCTCCTAGAATATATACAGTATCATGTTTATCAATTCTACTGTTCCACTTTTGTATCATCTTCTCTGTTACCTCTTTCATATCATTACCAAATATTTCTTTCCGTTTAGGATGAAAATCTAGTATTCTATCATGAAAGAAATGCCAATCTGCTGTGAACCATATCATTTGTTAATATTTTTAGTTAACCAATTTTTCACTTTATCAAATCCATTAGCTTTAATAGCATCAGATATATCTTTTGCTTTAAACTTTTTATGGATTAGCATACCTTCTAAGCCTGTTTTCTGGCTCATTTTACGGAGATATTTTACTCCAGTTTCATCTCTATCAAACAATATAATAATACGTTTAAAACGCTTCTTAAGTTGTTCTAGAACTCTATCAGGTATGAATGTAGATTCAGATGAAGGTGAGATAGCTGGTATACCCATCTCGTATAGGCACATAACATCTTTCATACTTTTGGTTATAACAAGTATATCTCCTGTTTTAGGTAATTGTTTATAACCCTGAATATCTAATTCAGTTAAGTTGTTACGCCATTTTGTATATTTGTCTGCATATGGTTTATATATCTTAAAATGATTATATACCTTATATGCATACATAGGATTTTCTTCTTTGTAAACGCTTTTTACTATGCCGTTACATAGGTAGTACTTTATACTACTTACTCCAAACTTCTTTAGTGTCTCTACCTGTATATTAAACTGCTTCCAGTAATTGATGTCAGTTTCAGTGAATTCCTGACGTACTACACCAATTACTGTTTCAGTTGACGGTATATATTGCTTAGAGCTATCGAGATGCGTACTACTAGTAATTTTAAGTTTGTTAACTATATCATTTAGAATATCTGAATAATTAGTTAAACCTGTTATTAAGGATACGAATTTGATAACATTACCACATTCTCCTGTACCATGATCTTTAAATAACAACTGTTTAGTCTTTCTACTATAGAAACAACCAAACGATGGTGTTTTATCTTTTCTCAATGGAGAATTATAAATCATGCCAACTTTAAAATTGCCAATATACGCTGCATATATATCATACTCACTTACTCTAGATAATATATAATCTAAAGTAATAGTAACTTCTTCTTTTATTTTGTTAGTATCAAAAACCATATGATATATTGTTAGTGGCAGTGTAGAGATTTGAACTCTACAGTAAAGGAAAGCTGTATCTTACTTTCTTTACACCATGCTCCTGATACTTCGGAACTGCCATTAAAACGTAGGTTGTGTACTATTTCGTAATCACTCATTTTTCATAGTGCGGTACACTAACCTACGTGTTCGTCGTATTATGCCCGACGTGGCGACTTTATATAAATCCTAACAGATTAGAAAGGTAGATCGTCAGACGTAGCTTCCGTTTTGACTTCTAGAGGATTAACTTCTACAGTCTCTTTATCGGATACTACTGGTTTAACGAACAAGTCTATACCTGTTATTTCTCGTATCATGCTTTCATTTTTGCCTTCTTCATAAAATCCCATCGGGATAATCATAGGCTCAATTGCTGCAAATTTTACATAACTTGGAAGTGTAGTATATCCATCTTTATTATAGACAACTTTCACTTTCAACAATGTGTCTTTGTTTGCTGCATTCAGCATAGCAACTACCCAGTTAGTGAATTCTTTATAAGAACTACCAGTGAAGTTTAATACTTCTTTAGGATAGAAACATCTCAAGATACGATTAATTCTTGTAACCTGATTTGTTGCTTTATTCTGGTTCTGTTCTTCAGTATCTTCTGCACGTTCCTTAGGTTCCCATTCTGTATGAACAAGTTCCTTGCCGTCTTTCTCGAATCTAAATTCAATGAAATTCTTTCCTGTTGGAGATACTGCAGTCTTCACTGACGTAAATTTAACATTATCATGAATACCTGCTTCAAGGTATTTAGTATTATTACTATTATTAGTTAATGTTACTTGGTTTGCTAAATCTGTACTATAAATCATAACTATTTGTTTTGTGTTTTTTATTCAGGTAAATATATCTTATCCCAATAAGTAGTGATTTCATTGTTTTCATCACTTTCTGCTACTACAATGTTCTTTCCTCTTAAATGAGGAGCTCTAGCTTCTATGACGGAGTTATCTCCACCTTCAAAAGAAATATGAGTTTCATTTTTCTTTCTATATACATAGCCTACAGCATCTGCTTCGCCACATATAATATTTGCTAGTGCACCTACTAGATCAAGAGACATTTCAGACATTTCTTCGCCATTCTTATTAATCAACTTATCTCTAGTATGACCAATAAGAATAAAGTTATCACATAATCCTCGGAACATGTCAATAACTTTTCTTACAGCTTGTCTTATATATAAATAACCAGATCCATTAGGCAAGGTTCTGAGGTCAGTACCTTCATACTTCTTGCCCATTGGAGTAGCTTTATATAACTGTATAGCAAAGCTCATGCACATCTCTTCCAGTCTTGATGCATTATCAATAGTAATATACTTATAGGGTTTCTTACCTTCTTTTTTAATTTCTTCTCTTATTGCATTTGCAATCTCGCCTAAATCATTTACAGATCTAGCTTGAATAGCTAATGCCTCTAAGAATTCTGAACCACCTTCCAAATCGACAATAAGATTATTGTCTAATTTAGATGCTAAGGTAGTTTTACCAGACTTTGGTTTGCCAAACAATATCAAGAATCTAGGATTCTCAATTCTGGCTTTTAATTTCTCTTTTGGTAATACAATCATAAAGCTAGTTTATTTTATGTATCCCTCTGATAAATATCTGATAATTTCTGCTAGTTATGGGATTTATATGTTATTAGAACCAACCATTATTCTTTACTTTAATAGTAAGATTAATGATTGTTTTCTTTGTTTCGGGTTTCAGATAGTTCAATGAACCCGGAGCGATTGGAATGATATCGTATCCAATCTGTACGAAATTGTGGAAAATTTTAATCGGTGTACCGTAGATATCCTCGAAATCATAATCCAAATCAAATGGATAATTCTTCTTAGCATATGCATCAAGTGCGTCTAATGCTTTAAAGAACTCTGTTTCGAGATTATAGTTGTCAATTTTGTAGCATTTTGAGGCAAGCGGACAGTTAGAGCAAGTCTTAGGCAACCAACTTACATTATGTTTCTTACTCAAACCTAATGTAATAGTATCACCTGCACCTGCATATTCGATTCCAAAATTAGATTTCGGATAATCAAATGAACTGTCAATAGTCAGCCACGGATATGCTGTAATAATGCGTTCCATCAACGCATCTTTATAAATCTTTGCACTATTTTCTTTCTTCGGTAATGTAAATGTATATGTTTTCATAAATTCAGCCTTTTTAATTGTTATTACTAAAACGAAATCTTCTTTGCTGGTTCTTCATTTCGTATAGTTTCAATTAAATTATTGTATTTCAGATCGTTGTCGAATTCTAATATCGAGCATTGTCCAGCATCTCTATTCTTTATAAGATGCAGATAGACTTTGTTATTAACTGGTAAACGATTCGGTCCATACTGTTGGATATTTAGTAATTCTGGTCTGTGAATACAAATAACATAATCGGATGCATGAAATATTGTATCAGCAGAAGAAATATCACTACGCATTGGATAATGCATAGAAGGATTATTAATTCTATCAGGAGTTTCAATGTTACGATTCATCTGTGATAACTGTATTACAGTGGTATTAGGTAATTTCTTTACCTTAATAAACAGTTTCTGTAAATCGGAAATCACTTGCAGTGCTGACTCGCGAGATTGACCTTCAACAAGCAAAGTATGGTCAAGTATGACTATAAATTTCTTGCCTTTAGCTTTATTCTCATAGAAGTAGTCTATAGTAGAAGCTATATCTTCAACTGTACCCGGTGTATCTACATAATATATCGGATATGACTTTATTTGTTGAGAAGTCTCTTCGACTTTGGCTAACGATTCATTATCTAAGTCATTGTTAGCACTATATAGCTCAGCAGTAGTTAGCCTTAACTTACTACTCAATTTTCTACCAACCTGCCTAGAACTTAACATCTCAAATGAGAAATTAAGTACTATAACATCCTGATCAGAATTTAGGTCTATTAAATCATTTTCTAACGTATTAACAAATGATGATTTACCACTACCTGATATACCCACTATTGTATATACAGTATTAGGTTCAATGCCGCCCATACAGGCAGCATTAAACTTATTCCATCTTGTTTTAAGAGACTTTACCTCGTGGTTCTTTCTCTTCTTAATATACTCAGTAGCTTCTTTTGTTGCTGCTGATATATGCTGGAATTGTAGTATTTTAGTAGAGATCTGTTCCATAAATATTTGTCATAATTGGTTCCTCTACTTTCATCTGTTCCTCGTAAGTCTCCCACTCATGTTGAGTGAGCCATTTCCACATAGTTTTCATATAACCTAATTTGCCGGTAAGCATTTTATTATCTATCTCATACTTAAGACAGTTACAGATATGCTGATGCATAGCTTTGCTTTTTCCAACTATTCTATTATATTCCTTTCTACATTTGTTCACATTTGCTCTAAGGAAACCTTTGGTTCCATCAGGGCGTATAACATAAACTGGAAATAGGTCATAGAATTCATCAAACATAGATTTATCTTCTTTAAGAAGTTCTTCTAGTTCTTTTGTTTTCTTTATGACAGTGGTATCATCTACTACTTTGGTAGTGATTAGTTTACGAGACTCTAACTCTTGTATCTCTTCTTCATTAACTAGGCTGAGAAGTTTCTGAATGTCTTGATTGATGGTTTGATTATCACTCAATACAAGTGTTAGGAATACTAATTGATTCATAGATAAATCTGAAATTCTATCTAAGATAGAAGTGTCTATTTCTAAAATCATATTCTCATATTATTATATGAGCTATGGTCTCTGAAATATATCTGATAAGCCTCTGTTAATCCCATAGGCTCATTTGTAACGGTTTTAATTCTCTGATTATCTTATAGGCTTTCATAATATAATACCTATAATTAATCTTTCTCTCTTCAATTGGTTTATCATCTAAGTAATTTAATAAAGTAACACCAGATTCGGTAAGCATATTCTGATACTGTTTTTCTGTAGGACATGGAATACTTATATCGAAACGATTAGTATCCTTCTCCTTCCATTTCCATAAGTAAGCACCATTAGTACTTGCATAGAAACGATTAGTTCTCTGTTGTTCTTTATTATTATACTCAACATGCCATTGTTTACCAGTTTTTTCAGACATTAGAAAATCTCTAATATCTTGGCAACCTTTTATAGTTTCCTCTACTGATACTCCGTTCTTAAAAAAGTTTATTACTGCTTTCGGTATGATCTTCGGAGTTAGACCTTTCCCTAATTTCACAGTAGTAATAAACATACCCTTCTCTTTTACCTTATCATCTTCAGTAATAGCGAAGTAATCATTTATAGCATATTGATACATAGCTTTAAAACGTTCTTCCTCAAGCGTTAGCCTAGTAAGTTGTTCCCATTCTCTGCAAACGTTGTTAACTTTTGAATATACGTCTTTCTTAAGTAAGACAAACAATCCATCAGTGTTTGCTTGGACGATTCGACATCCTAATTGGGTTAGTTTTTCAGCTAGCATTAGTAATAGTAACTGTCCATTTATTCTACATTATATTCTATACAAGACGCAACTCTTATATACGTTCTCTTATGAACTGCTGCATGTTACCATGCAGATTAGACTATATCTTCTCCTTTTACCTGAGCAGTCAGGAGTTCCCCGTTTCCACTACCATTAGCTTGTAGTGTACTCTCTTTCGAGATAGTCGTTGAACTTTTTATTAAATTATGATAAATCTGTTCTATCTTAGATAAAAATAATTCTTTTGAAAATTTATTTTTCATTGTATTACAGAGCTTACAGCATGAAATACAATTCTGTGAATAATAACTTTTAGTAGAATCTATTCTGTCTACTCCACTATAGAGATTTTCTGAATTACTGTTAGAAAAATTGTTACAATAGTAACAAGGTTTCGTAATAATATCCTTGAACTCTTTTTCATTTAATTTCCATTCAATATTTCGAGCTTTAGCATTATTTATATAGTGAATATAAATATTATATAATACTGTATTTAAATCTCTTCCGAATCTATTATATACACAATTTCTACACTTTAAGTTATCGAAATTGTTTAAAGCTTCCTTTTTTCTAGAAAATATATTTCCACATTTCTTGCATTGAATTTTATAATAAAGATGAGATCTGTTGTTCTTTTCATATCTCTCAGAATCAAACTCTACTATTTTAAATTTATTATTTTCAAGATTTAATGTTTTATCTAATAATTTCATAATTTTAGTACTTAGTTACTGATTGTCCTTCTAATGTATAACGTAAAGTTTAAAAGGATATCCCAGTAGTTAAGGGAATTTTTTTCTATATATTTCTATATAGGCAGACCAAATTCAATCTGCATTACAGCGAATGGACTATAACAGAAATTATGTTCATTCTGTAAGTTACCAGATAATCCATTAAGAGCAAGCTTTAAGGTTTCATTTTTAACCTTATTGCCATTGTGTTTAGCTTCAATTCGCTCATCTTTAATTTGTTTATATACTTCTAGGAATTCAGGACCTAAATGTTTAGGATAGAATTCATATTCTATTAGCATACTTGGATATAGAGACGCAACATCTATATCAATGAGCATTTCATCTTCTTTCGGAATAATTATTTCAGGTTTATTCACTGAGTGAATTCCTCCAACTCCTACAGAATACTGTAATCCTTCAAATACGAATTTATTTTCGTATCCTTTTCTACCCGGAGATACTATTTGACTTTTCATGTCATTTAGTACTCTAGTTAGTATAGGACTATCATATTTAATAAAAGGTAGTATAACACTATTTAACGGTATTACTGACATAGGAGATCTTAGATCTTTAATATCCCACCATGTTTGACCTGTTTTCTCAAGATACTTCTGAGTTAAGATCTTCATACCAATGTTTACACCATCTTTACTAAGTACACGTACTCCATATTCATCTTCAATAGCTATTCTTAAGTCGATGTCTTTTTTACATCTATTGAGTAATTCCTCAGTAGAATTAACATCATTAATATTATAATCAATCATTGAATCAATTTGATTCTCAGGCAAATCTGCCTGCCAATCAGCAACAAATTCTTGTACGTTCTTGTACTGCATTGTTACTTGAATTTCTTTCAAACCTACTCTTAACTTATTGCTATAAAGCATAGTAAGAATATCAAACGAATCAAAACAAATCATATACTTCCACTTACTCCAAGCTCTAATATCGTCTTCACTTGAAGTAGTAATTACTTTACTTAAATTAAATATAGATCTACATATATCTCTATATCCTTTATATTTCATTATAACATAATAATCTATTATATAATTTATAATAGGATTATCATAATGAAGATTATTATAACCACAAAATAATTTATCAGTATTTAACTGAATTTTTGTAGTATATAAGTCTCCGAAAGTATAGTCTGTATTAACTGTATGAAAGAAATTGACTAATTCATCTAATTGATTTCTTCTGCAAGATATTTCAAATTTATGCAATTCACCTGTTTCTGTATTTTTTACAGTACAATGGAAGACATTGGGGAATACCTCAATATCATATACATAAACAATCTTATCTCGTATAATCATAATTAATAATGTTAGTTTGAGTTCATGAGAAGATTCGAACTTCTAACTTAGGCATTTATTATCAGGCTCTACAGTCTGTTTATTATGATGCCAGAGGTCGTGGAACCCCACTTTTTGTTTTGCCTATTAAACTACATGAACAACCGGCGCTATTGCCGACATTGCAAATTAAAGAATCATATAATTACTTATATTGCTAGCATATTTTTAGGTAGCTAGCATAACCTTTTTCATTTTATAAATCTTAGCTGTACTCTTTCGAGCAAATCCTCGATTTTTCTTTTTGCTGTGTTTTTTATTAGCATCAAGCATGTAGTTCTCCTGTACTTTATAAGTACGGACATACGTTTCTTTAAACGCTACAAGGGAAGCTTTGTACTTAGCCTTGTCTTCTTTACTTTGGTTTCTAGCTATTTTATTAGCTAATTTGTGACTTAAAACTATAATATGTTTTTTCGCTTCACAATCAGCGTGTTCTATTCCACGCTTTACTGTCTTATGAGACAGTTTATTTAAGTATACTTGTTTTCTTATATCCTTCTTTGTCTTCATATCTTGATAATTTAATAGTTAATTACTATGCTGCTGCCACAACATTTGAATATTTCTCCTTTAACTCTTCAGGACTAGTCCATGAGAGAATAGTATCTTTAGGATAATAAGAACTTTGTTTAGTATCTAAAGGAGTAACGGACAAACCCGTTAAACTGTCTTTATCTTTACTGTTCTTATACATACTACGGAATTTAGCTTGAGCTATCTCTACTGCTTCTGTGTTACTTTTAGCAGTAATATAATCAGTAAGTAAATCTATCTCCTTCTGCGGAGCTTCTTTACTTTGTTGTTTGATTATATATTGGTACTTCTTGCTTTCTTCCTTCTTAGAAGGTGATTTCATTTTTGCTAGTGCTTTCTTATTTTTGGTAAGAAAATCTACGACAGAGCTTTTTATCTCATTTTTATGAGGTCTCTCTTTGAGAAGTTCAACTTTACGTTTCTTCTCTTCTGCAAAACGCATTTTAATTTCCTCATCAGTCAAATTAACTAATTTTGGTTGAACAAATAAGTTATTTTTTACAGCACGAGTGAATTTCTTCTTCTCTGCTCTAGTATACTTAACTGTAGGATCATATCCTACTTTTTCAAGTATCTGTTTAATTCGTTCTTTCTTGGCTATCTTAGCAGCTTTGTTATCTTCCATAGCCTTCTTTGCTACATCAGTTAAATGGTCAGCTAGATGTACTTTCTTGCTGTTACTGATGAAACCTATTACTTTCCCATCTTTATCGTATTCAATATACTTTGACGGACCCAGTTCAACTTTAGTAAGATACTCTACTTTCTTCGATCTACGAAGCTTACTTTTGTTGGTGGTTGATAATTTAACTCCTGTTCGTTTTCCTTTTTTATTTGCTAATATCTTTTTCATCTTGATAATTTTAAAAGTTATTTACTTGCTAAAACCTTTTATAACTTGTTTGGTTTCAGCGTTTGTATTCTCTGTATAATATATGACTAGATTCTTATCTTCATAAGTTATCTGTGCTAATTCTCCAGAGGAGTAAGCACTTGCGATAGCTTTATTTACTCGCTTTTCATAGTGCTTACTAGTCTCTAGAAAATGTTTCCTTAGAAATATTGCATTCCTCTTTATCATGCTACTAATGCTAGTGGAGCAGATTCAATATCTAACTCCGCTTTATCGTTAAACTCTTCAAGATCCTTGTTGAGTTTGTTTATTTCTAATTGAATTTTGTTCTTAATAGTGTTAAGATAAGCTGAAGTCAGCTCTTCTGTAACCTTTAAGTTCTTTTTACCTTTTGCTCGTTTGATTTTCGGATCAATTGTACGAATCTTATTAAGATGGAACAACTGCTCTGTCTTTTCACTTAGAGCAAAGATAGTGTAGTAATTATTATCTACTGGGAGATCTGAGAACTTCTTATAACCCATGTTAATACACTGTAAATATAGCTTCATTAACAGACGTTCTTCTGACATCTCAGAGATCTTTGTAAGCATTACTTTCAGATCAAAGTTACGCTTAGCCTCTGTTGAGATTACATTCTCATTTTTAATAATATTCCAGTATTTAGTAATTTCCTTACTTAACTCGTCACGACGAGTTTTTGCATATTTAGATGTAATTGATTTCATATTCAAGTGATTTGTTTTTTTAAATTAATACTTGACCGAAATACATCTACCAGTTGTGGTATGTAGCGGAATCAAACCGCTGTCTCCTTAAAGGCAACTCTATCACTAAGCTAACATACCGAATATAGAAACTGCCCATCCAGCAGCCTCTATTATAATAGTACCCGTCCAGTACTATAAAGAATAGAAGAGTTGTATCCAATCCAACACAACTAATTTCTTATTATTTTATTCTTGACTTGACCCACAACATTTGCTATGCGTCCGCCACCTAAGTCAATACCAAGAGTTGCTAATAGAGGTCCCTCTATAGTAATCTCTTCTTTGGTACGATGTCCATTCTCTTTAGCATACTTCTGTATAGCTTCCTGATTGATATATTTTGAGTGTAAAGCCCCGTCCGAACAATTTCTCATACTATCAAACAAGATATCTACTACACAGTCGTAGTCTTTTTTCTTTATAGCTTCATCTAAAATACTTTTAGTAATTCCATCAAAAGCTAATTCATTACGAGTTCCATGAGAACCTGTAATAACATCTGCTACACGTAAAGCGACGTCTACAATGCTTACCAGTTCATAATCATTGCAACATCTCTGCCACCATAAAGGTCCTTTTCCACAGTAAAAGATGACCGTTCCATCCTCTCTTACTTGTAGTTTTTTACCTGTTTTTCTTCCACTTCCATCCTGAAAGGATATCTTTGAAAGGATTGCTGGTTCGCAACTAATAAGTATTCGCAGAAGTTCTACCCGTACAGGGTCAATTCTGCACGTAGCCATACCTATTGTTGTTCGATGTTAATGTTAAGGTTTACTTCCTCGCTATTCTGCGGTTCTACGCCACACTGGCGAGCATACTCAACCTGCATGCGTTCCTGCTCTTCCTGCATGCTCCGAACAGTACCACTAAGTTTAGTATACTTACGAGCAAGCTCTTCATAGAATGTGCATACACTTGTGTTATGAAGTGCCAGCAATTCATTGAGCATTGGCAATTCTTCAGCTGAGAAGAAGATAGGTTTACCACCTTTCTTTCCAATCCGGCTAATACAATCAGCGATTGTATCACGAGTTGCTTTAGCAAGCTGGGGCGGAACAAGGTTAAATACTAAATTCGGATCGTTACTTTCCGGATTCAACATGATCTTCGGTTCACCGTCAAAATCTTTCGGTAAGAACTTCAAACCGGTAATGTCGATAGGTTTAATCAGGAACACAGTTACTTCTTTCCGTAACGTATTCTTATCATTAAGTACGTCTTCCTTGTACTTAAGATCTGGATTTGTACCTACGATAGTATAGATCTGTTCTGAGAAGAAACGACCATACTGTTTTGCTACAGCCCGATAACGAGCAAGAATCTGAGAAGCAATATTAGCTTCAGGATTTGTCTGAGCACTGTTTGTGCTAGCAGTTACTTGTACTTCCATAAAAATGTTTCCTTTCTGAGTCCGTACTTGATATACCAATACGAACCATTTTTATACTTTTGGTTAATAAATAATTTTAAGCTCTCCACCTTTCGATTATTTAATGGCACTACAATAATGGTAGTGGTGAATTCAATCACATAATCTACTCAGCATAAAAATAATAAATGTTAATTTATTTGAAAATATCTGATAATGATAAGATCTCTGATAATTTTCTGTTAAATATCGTTTTAACGTCCCGTTTCGACGGTTAAGATTCAACTCCTTCGATGCTTAACGCACCTCTCACCGTTATTTCATATCGCGATTAGTTGCAATATGAAAGACTTTATCATCAGTTCACGATGAACCTACTTAGTATTTCCGGATTTATCGAAATTCATTGAATTACGGTCGTTTATCTAACGTTACCAACTCACAAGCTCATTACCTATAGTATGACCCACTTGTACCTCTCGGATTTGTTATTTATACTGCGCGAACACGAGGATTTCCACCTCTCATCGTCTCCTTGCTTGCTTAGCTGCTATTGCTACTAAGTGTACTCTCCCTTAAATCTACCGAGACAGGGTGATTGGAGGCAGGTCATTGACGAATCAGCGTTCTCTTTACATATATACTTGCGGTATATACTTTATGAGTTTCTAATGTCAGCGATGACGGTTGGCAGTCTGGGGTGACTCGTACTCCATGCAGTCTATCTTACAACTGATAATTTGCCACTTCTGTACTATCATTGAACTTCCCAATTTCATATATTAGGTTATTAGCCTAATACGAGATTAAACAATTGAAAACACATTTTACTATTAGCTGGTTTTCTTCAGCTTTTACTGTTTCAGATTAAGAATATAACTGTCATCACATTTATATTCACTACCTTCTGGTTGTAGGATTCCAACCCTACAGCAGCTTATATTCTTACTTTAGTAAACTTAGTTTAAGTACTTCTACTATATAGTTATTACTTCTCTTCAACTCAGGAGTGAGGCGATGCTCGTAATTAACCAGTCTTTACATATCTTGAAAGACATAAGCTCTGCTGTTTTTTAATAGGAGTCCCTAGCGTCTCCTTAAAGTCATTTTATATCATAATCATACTTGCTAAAGGTATGTGATAACTAGAATCAGGGTTATCGCGCCCTCAAACCGCTTAGACACTCTGGGTCTATTCATTCCTCATTCAATTATACTCACACGAACGAATAAGCACGTGAGTCACCTTAGACTTGAAAGACGGTATCAATCTCATATACCTCATCCCTTATACGTAAGTTCTTTTTCGGCACGCTAGTTACGGTAGCGCACAGGATTGGCTCCTGCTCCCTGGTAATCAGTCTATTTTCACCACAGTTTAGCATGGTTACTTAGGATCATTGCATGTCCAGCCTTCATATCCTTACTTTGTATAAGTATGTACCATAACACGGTTATCCTTACATTAGTATTAGTTATTTACTCCCTTTATATTACGAACCAATTATCGTAAAAACACTAGAGTTAGCCTATTTTTCCAATCAGGACGCATAGTTGCGCTTTTGTATGAAGCGAGGTTGGAACCCGCTTGTTGCGTTAGTCAGCCTTAATGTTGTTCAACAATCCTTTTCCAAGGGATTGTTCAAGAACACTTTGTTCTTGTCTCAGCATCGTGTTTATATTCCTTTTTGAGTCACATCTTGATAGTGCATACGAATATAGGGATTTCGTTCCCTTTGAGCTGTTTGTAATTCAGTGTGTCTTCTCTTAAATTACGAGTCTTTAATTAATCAAATCACCAATCGGTTCTCATTATCATAATCTTCTTTGAAGGTTGCTCACTCTCACCTCCTCTTACATAGGTTTCAATTATGTAAGCTAACATCTTACCTTTTGTTATCTCAACTGTTTTAGCAGTATACATATTCTCAGATCATGTACTTGTCGGACCATGTGTAAATGAACACAAGCTTCCTGACGCAGTGCGTATTGTCTTATTTTAGACACCGCGTGCCTTCTGCCGGAGTGATTTACGCTACAGTTTTACTCCTCTCGAACTATGACATAATTTTAGTATTTATAAAGCGGCTATTGTCATTAACTTTTTTCCGCTGAGGATTTATCTTCTCCTGCATCTAATGTCTCTGGTTTTACTGAGAAAATTTTTCCAGATGATAGGTTGATATTTGCAACTACCTTCCCACCACGGCATATATCAACTATGCCATCAGTTACATCTCTACTACAGATGTAATCAATTGGATCCATTTTACCCGGATCAAAACCATCCAAGCATTTACATAGATACCCTACAGACGAACGTAGGTACTGTTCTAAGTATAAGGTATTGTCTATACTTTGTTTCGTTTTAACTTCAAGAGTGTTACTTGATTCTCCTTGAATAATGAAATACTCAGTTTGAACTATGACTTGATTTAACTCACGTCTAGCATTCTTGAAGTTACGAATAATTCGAGATAATCTTATCATCGAATTAAGTGTAGAAATATTCTTATTCTTCATTGTTAGAATCTTTAGTAAAAGGAGAAAGTGGTTTTACATCCTCCGGTAAGTTAGCTATGCTACTTACTTTTGGAAATCCTGTATTTACTTCTTTTACTTTAGTTCTCCACTTAACAACTGGTTTAATTTCACCTGTTGTTGTTACATTGACGACTGCGTCTGTTGTTCCTTTTATGGATACTTCCTGAGTGTTTACATCGACAGCGATATTAATAGTGTCGATACTCACAGACGATTTCTCTTTAATTTGAGGCTTTGTCATAGACATTAGCTCCAAATATGAGGGAATCACAGGCTGTGCCTGCACTTTTTCAGTTGTACCTATTAGATTCCAGCCAACAAAAATACTGGCAAGGAACACTACTAGAACTGATAAAACTCTACTAGTCATATTGATTATGATTTAATTAGAGTGAAAGATTCTTCTCCATGTGAGAATACGCTTCCACGCACTAAGAATCCACAGCGTTAATTTTTTTTTTCAGCTGGTTTCTCCTCTTCTGCGGGTTTCTGTTCAGTAACAGGATATTCGCCGGATACAACGATATCTTTAGCTACTTCGTATTCTGCCAGACGGTCCATAGGATCACGATACAAGTTAATAACTTGACCGATAACCATACGAAGTTGATCATCTGTAGGCGTAGTCTTTTCCGGGAAGAAATTCATACGTACATTCTGAATGATCTTAGTAGCATTTTTCTTTGCTTCCTCAAGATCTATCTTCTTCTTTGGATCTTCGTCTGAAGAGATTATCATGTGATAATCATGGAGTACCTTAGTAATGTAATCATTACCAAGATTGTTGACAAGAGCCTGTAAAGCTTTGTCCTCAGTTACCTTCAACTCTGGATTTTCTTTTTGCTTCAAGCGGAAACGCTCCTGAATAAGAGCTTTTGCAGCTTGCATAACCTGCTCATCATTCCAGCCCATAGGCTTCATATGAGTGCGCAGTAACGAGTGTGCTACGATAGGAGACTGGTGCTGAGCAGTATACATATATACAGCTTTACCTAATCCATTGAACAAACCACTAGGTTCGATAATGGAGAAGATTTCAGTAATCCAATCGAATACTCCACGATCGTCTAATTCAAGACGTTTGTCAGCATTCTGTTCCTTCGTAATACGGAGATTGCGATACCACTCTACAGTGTTCACAAGGTTCACGGCAATATTGCGATCCTTACGAATCAAATATTCAAGAGCAGCCTTGATCTGTTCGTCAGTTGAAATCTTTTCGATATCCAACTCAGGAATTTCAGGAGCTGCACCTCCCATATTTGCAGTATGCTTATCTTTCAGTTCGTCAGGAGTCTCTGACTTACTAAAATCAATAGCAAGCTGCTGTTCACCGTTAGGACCTTCAATAGCCTTCGGAGCTGCTAATTTGATGCCCATCATTTCAGCTACTTCGTTGAGCGGAATGATCTGATCCGGAGAGATCTGAACAATGAACTCACCACGATCGGTACGTTCAATGAACTCATTCTTAACTTCAACCATTGCCAACAACCATACAGCATCAATTGCTTGCGCTGTCTGAATATACTTTTCAGGATATTGTTCTTTGAACTCTTTGTTGTTGATAAAGCGCTGATAGCCATAGTTAACTAACATGGCTTTAGCATCTGTGGAAGACTGACTGTTCTTTACAGTACCGTCAATTGGTATACCTAATTGTCTACCAAGAGCCGTAGCATCAACTTCTTCTGCTATTACTGTAGGAACTTTGCCTTTAGCCTTTGGCTTAGCTTGTTCAGCACCTTTCTGGGCGGGCTGCTTGTTAGGAGCTTTAGCCTCAGCTTTAGGTTCCTGCTTCTTTTCCTCCTTTTTAGGAGCTGGAGCTGGAGCCTTAGGAGCTTCTTCCTTCTTAGCGGTTGCTGCCGGAGCAGCTACTTGAGGAGCATTAGCTTTCTCCTCCTTCTTGTTCTCAACTTTGGTTTCAACCTTAGTAGATTCTTTAGCAGCGATTTTTGCTGCATCTGCTGCAGCTTTCTTAGCTGCGTTCTTTTTAGATGACATTTTGATAATGTTTTTAAGTGTTAATAAATAAAATTGTTTCTCTTTTTT